AACGGTACGTTCTCTAACTACACCGTTCGATTCAGTCGGTGTACCATCAGGACGGCAGACAATGACTTCAACCATAGTAGTTGCACGTTCTCTACCATAGCCTGTATTGTCCTTGAATGTACGCAAGACTTTAACCCGCGTAGCATTGTAGTAATACGACACGCCTCTACTGATATTCGTAGTAAGAGCGTAGTCGTTACCACTCCATAGGTCTTGTGCATTCATCCTTTTCCCCTTGATTCAAAGATCAATCTAAACAAATCACTTGCCACGCAAGCCATACCTATCTCTTCATTAATCTGTTCAAGAAAGGCGTTCAACGCAGGCATAAGTGATTTCAAATCTGAATCAACTACTAGCTTCTCAAAATCTTCGTGACACAAGAGATTAAGAAACTCATTCAACTTTGTCGCATTTCTACAAGCTGACCTAAGCTCTCTTTCCAGCTTGTCTGCAACCATCTGCTCTGTTGTACCAAGATCAGGCATTAGCTGAACTTCTGTACGTCAACGTCAAACTCAGGCATCCTGTGATTGAACGTAACAAGTGCAGAAGTGTCGTCGGTCAATGCAGTAATGATATACTGCTTTCCATCCCTCGGCTGAAACCTATCCCGGAAACACTTTGCAACAATTGTTTCCCAAGGGTCGCTCCATTCACCACTAACAATCTGAGGAAAATACTCGTTAGCCTTCCTGTAATTTCCTCTGCCGTCTTTATCAATAACAGCATCAAGACTTGTTACCAAAAACCTCATTTAATCTTCTCTCCTTTCCATCCATATCTAATAGCTTTATTAGGTGAGTGCCGTCAGTATAGGACATAGTTACTTGTACCGATAACGGCATGGCTATTAGTTGCATTTCACTTACTTCCCCTTGAGCTGCTAGCCGATTTATCGCCGCTAGCTGCCTGGGCCAGATTATCACATTTGACCCTCCTAGCTCATTTAGGCTCAGTCCGAGCCGCCCCCTCAGTGTAGCACAAATTGGCTGCTATGTCAAGTCGAGTTGACCGGCCTAGAGCGGTTAAGTGCTTAAAGTGAGTATGGCGTCGTCGTCCTTCTTAAGTACACAACCCTTAATGTCAGGGTAGACGTGCGCTCCGCAGTTAGGACAATAACTAGGAAACCTAGGATTGACCCAACAAAGTAGATGAGCACAGCATGGCATTGAGAACAGCCTAAATACAATGCGTTCAGTCTCCATCTTTAGTCACTGTGTACCGTTCTACCCTTTGAACAGTAGTAGGGAAATGGCGTTCAATCTCAACTAGAACGTCCTCTCCCTCTTCATCAGTAAGATCGTCTGCAAGAATGACTTTCAAGTATTGCATTAATCCTCCTGCCTAAGATACGACCAGTTGCCTACAGTGTTACCGTTCACGTCACGGATCATTCCACTATCTTCACCCGCATCTAGTTCAACTACAATCTCTTCTAGGATTTCTTGGACAGAATTCTTACCTGTCATTGCATCGTTACGAGATTTGATATCTACCTTAAACTCCATTAGATACCTTTTCGTCAAATCTCACCATCATCTTGAGTACACGTTTAAATGTCTCTTTAGACATAACCGTATCAGCACCCCCACTACTAAGAAAGATACCGGGGTTACCATCGAGATTGCTTCTATCACCTAGCATGGTGAAACAGACTAGACCGTTGTACGTATCATTGATACTGAACTCAAGATTCTCGTCTTTCACAACTAAAGTCTCACGCATCCCACAACTCTCCTAGTGGGTATAGATTCGGGTTAGGTGAGCATTGTTCCAAGAACTGTACTGGATCAAACTCTGGATTATCTACCTTAAATCTTACACAGAACTTAAGTGCTAGTGCTTCCAAAGTGCGACACGATACAAGCGATTCATGCTTGTCACCAGCAATAGCAACCATCGCATATAGATTACGAATGTCTTTAGCGATAGCATTGTAGTGCGCTCTATGAAAGAGATTAGAAGCCATGACGGATAATACTCAGAGCTTCGATCATGCCTCTAATGAACGTATCGCATTCTCTAAGCGTACCGCTCTTAAGATCACGACCCGAGCCATCGAACTTAAGCATGACTTTGTAGTAACCGCAGTAGTTCTGCAATAGCATCGGAGTTTCAAGTTCCTTCTCTACGATATCTAGAGCAGCGTTTACGTCTGCAATTCTAAGACGTTCCATCAGTCTACCCTTTCAACGTCCAAGCAGATGATGTTCTCATAATCGTCGTCATTGTCGTCAAGCTTCTCTGCTGGATACACACTAATGAACTTCATCTTGTTCCCGTTCTTATCGAACACTTCGATTTTGTTGAGCATACCACCGTGATTATCGATAGCTGCAATCAACCCAGGAACTGTGTTAATGTCAACCTCTGTCACGATATCTCCTGTGTCCATCTATCGTTTACATCTTTCACTTCGATGATGGTACAGCCTGCATCGCGCATAGCCCAACTAAACACGATCTGTTGCATGATACAAGCGTCGTCGTTGTAAAGCCAACCACCGAAATAAACCTCGCCGTCGTCGTCTTTGCACCTAAATCTAGTTGATCCCTCTTCAAACTCTATCTCGTCAAAGTTAAACCATGTTTGCAGTTTAACTCTATCCTCTGTCCAAGTGACACCAACAGAACTAATCCCAGGGTCACCCTTCTTGAACAGATAGTCCTTATCAATTTTAGCAAGGACTTGTACCCACTTACCATCAACTAGAACTGTATCACTCACGTTCGTATCCACAGAACCAATCATCCCCTTTCGTATCGGGGTTATTGCAGTAATCCCTAGCCTCAGCTAGAGTAAGACCTGTCTCAATTATCTCAGACGGGCCTTGCTTATTAAACCTCTTGATCTTGTAAGTGGGCTCTTCGTAATGATCTCCCTTACCTATATACCTGTCATTAACAGGAATTGGATTGTCTAGATAATTCGGACGTTCCATTAGTCATCAAACCTTCTATCGTCGTAGAAATCGTCGTCCATCTCAGCTATTGCTCTAGCCTTGATATCCTCGTCACTTCCATAAAGCGAACCATCACAGTCACCAAGTTCGTGACCACAACAAGGAAAGTCCTCGCATCTAAACATCAGAAACCTCCTTGATCTTGCCATTCTTTTCTAGCTTTTTCTTCTTCCAACTCTTCACGTTTTGCCCTAATTTCATCCTCAGACAAGAACGTAGAATACATGATCTTCAAGAAGTCTACTCTATTTCTATGAGTTTGAGTAAACCCCTTGTCCTCAGGATTATCAGGTACTTGACGCATCTTCATACATTTCTTCTGGAGTGTGCGTGTCGAGGATTTCTTCACAATCCCCACAGGATAGGTATTGAATGCGGTCTGTGATTGAAGGTTCCCACCATTCCATGTAGTCGTAAACCGCGCCGACCATATTACCTTCACTGTCAAGTGAATTGAACCAAGCAGGACAATTGGCTGCTATGTCACCAGTATCGCCAGAAACACGGTATCGACGATTAACTGAATCTTGCAACAATTTCTTGGTTAGACAGTCATCACAGTAATGATCCGCGCTGTAAGTAAATGCTATGATTCTAGGTGGCATTACGCTGTAACCGCCATCTTCTTAACCATACCGAAACCATCCGGTCCTTGCCATACACCTTCACTAGTTTTACGGAATGCTTCTCTAAAGTTCTTGTGTGCATCCGTATTCTCTGGATAAAGTGCATGAATCGCACCTTGCTCAGTAAGATGTATTGAAACCAACTGCGGTGCAGGAGCATGGAAATCTGGATAGCTCCTAAATGCAGCATACACACAAGCTTCCTCTACCATAGGTGATTTAGGTACTTCACCGTGTTCAGTTCTCTTAGGTTCAAGAAGTGTATCCATCAGTTCTTGAACTTCTGGCGTTATTTCTTCATCGTCGTCAAGAACTCTAAGTCTAGCAGCCTGAACATCTAGACGATGCTGTAGCTCTTGAATCCGATTAGTTGCTTCAACCATCCAACGGTAGTAAACCGTCTGTGGGATGATTCTTGCTTGTTCAGACTCTTGAACTCTATCGAGTAGTTCTGAGATAGGTTCCATTAGTCTGCCTCCTGCACAGTGATATCGAAATCACCAGCAAGATTGCTCCAATGAGCGAAGAGAATGTTGTTCTCATTCTTTGGAGGATCAACAACCGTAAATCCACTAAGCAATGCATTCGTAATTATCTTGATCGAGTCTGCATCGTCTAGCTGACTAACTTCATCCTTCTTGAACACACGAATTACGAGTGTCATTACTTGTCATCCTTCCTTCTTGACAGAGGATGCTCAGCTTCCCTATCTGGCCTACAAACACCAACCGAACCACCACCATCACTAGTGATGTGATAGTGAATCCTTCTGTCTTGAATTACTGCAAGTTGCTGCGCTGCACGATAGCCGCGCCAGAACGGGCCAAGTACATCTTGATTCTCTTCATACAAAACGTTGTCGTCGTCGTCAGTTAGTTTAACCCGAGTGAAGTGCAACTCACTTGCATTAAACTCACCATCAGTTAGATTATACAACCTAGCCGGGCTAGAGAGCCAAGGCCCCTTAGCTGTATAAAGTGATCCATCAACCGTGCGGTATCTAAACTCAGCCCCACCATAACCCCTACTTGTGTGAGAGTGAATATCAGTGTGAACCGAATCGGCTGCATTAGTTGAGTCAGTACGAATGAGATACGTTGTATCTCCATCTTCAAGAATGACACGCCAGATACCCTGTACGTTTTCTCTAGGATCTTCTTTTGTTTCATGCATCGTTAACATCCCCTTTCATTGATAGGGTTAGTAAGGCAACAGGTTGTGCAGCATCACCCAATTCATTTAGCTGCTGTTAGGAATAGGGCACAGGGTTTGCCTGTGTAATCCCTCCGTGGACTAACCATAACGCATTGGGTACGTCAGCCTAGCCAGCCTAACCGATTGTGCCTGTTGCCTTACTAGCCCTATCTAACGGGCTAGCTGTATCTTTAGTCAGTTGCAAGATCGGTGAATGCAATCCTATCGCAATCCCATTCAACAATCTCCCGAGTCGTAGCGGGAATCACCTTAGTCCCGACAACCCTTTTAGTGCAAACTGCCTTACGAGTGGAGTAGAAGTTCAACTCCAAATCATCACTGATTTTCACATAAATGTTGAAGTCGTCGTCAGTGTAATCCTTGCGAACAGCATACTTCTTAGAGCGTGCCCACTTAACAACCCGAGCAAACTCTTTACGAGTAGCCTCCTCATCGAAAACAGATTCGCTAGTCCGCGCCTCTTCATCTTCGACGATGCTGTAAACAGCGACGTTATTGTAATCTCCACCCCTTACAGCGTTGTAAGGAACTTCGATACCATGTGACGCTGCATCCAACCATGCTGCTTGAACCGCAATAATCCGTTCAAGCTCGTTCTGACATTGTGTCTTAAAGATTTCCACTTTGTCAGACTGTACTGCTGTCAGTGTATCCATTTGTTGCTCACCCCCTTTCAGTAAGTAGGGTTAATGAAGGGTAGATATCTTGCATTCACCTTAGCCGCAATCAGGCTACTAAGATAAGCTACCCTTCATTAACACTACTTGTTTAAGTGCGTTGATAAGGCAGACGCACCCCTGCCGTCGTCTTTAAACTCTAACGCTGTGCTTTACTTTGCGAGTGAGTAGTTCACTCATGAACTGAGTTGTGATGATCTTTGTAGCTAGATCAGTACCTTGAGTCCAGCCGCCATTTACGTCACTGTTGTGAACTTCACCAAGTGCTACATAGAAGATCATTGCAGCATCGGGTGTAATCAATTCCGTCACTTGTGCTTCTGACTTCAAGTTCTGGAATGAAAAATGCTCTTCAAACGTGATATCGAGATTGTCGTTAAGTTCCTTGTACTTCACGTTACCCAGGAAACTCAACTTACCTCTTACCTCGTTAATCATGCGATTAACTTTTTCTGCATCAACCATTCTCTCACCCCCTTTCGCTGTAAACACAGTTTAGCAGATAGCGAGAGTTTGTCAACCCCACTTTCGTATAGGGTTAGTGAATGGTAGTTTTATGAGTTAGCTCCCGCTCAAAATTGCGTGCCCCATATCTACCATTCACTAGCTCTATCGTAGCAGCTAGTTACTTGCTGAGTTTTGTTACTGACACGCTACAGAAATCACCGCGTTTTTCTAGTTCTGCAATCATAACCCGGTGGATATCATTTCTGTAGACTTCGTGAATCTGAATCACTTTACCATTCAGATCACGTACTACCAATTTGTACAGATCAAGCAATGCCATCTTTAACCTCTACTTCTTCGATCATCACTTCGTTGAATTGACACTCAATTCCATCAGAGTCAAGTGCAAGGAAGTTACCATAGATATCTGACTCTTTGGTAACAACGCAACCCTTTTCAAACGGAGTGCTGAACTTGTCTCCAACCTTCATGTTCATGCTAACTCCTTTATTAGAGTTAGTGGAGGGTAACAACTTCGTTGTACTCTCTACAACGCTCCAACGCTAATGCAATCAATCCGTAGCGAGGTTTGAAAGCGTTACCCTCCATTAACCCTAATTTGCTAGTGGCCCCTACCATACTCACTAGCCGTTATAACCTCCGGATTCTCCATTCCCTCTATCTGATTACTTATTGAATGAAGCAATCATCTTTTCCCGATTGCACGTATGGCAAACGAGAGTCTTAAACTCAGTCCAAGTAGGACGAAGTTCAGCAACCATGATGTGACCTTTGCTGCAAGTGAACATTTCATCCTTTCTTGTTAGAGTTAGTGAACGGTAGCAAGACTGTTAGCCGGGCCTTTAAGGTTATCGCGGCAGGGAACCACCCTTTTCATGCCTTAAGCGGCGCCGTCCAATCCCGGTTGAAACGTACTAACAGTTGGTTATCTCACTACCGTTCACTAACTCTAACTTGTAAGCCAACGAACGAACATCACTAGCCCAACGATAAAGCATACGATTAGTAGAATTCCCTGCATTATTTTACTTCCCCCTGTTGTTGCTTAAAGCTTGTACGCAACTACGGTGCCAGTACCGACCGCATTGTACCTACGACCTTTACCGGCCTTACCTTCAAAACGCCCCACAGAGTGAGCAGGCGGTTTTCCGTTATGCCAATCGTAACCGTCAAACCACTTAGACCCACTTGCGTTAACCCTTGTCTTATTCGCGCGGAGCAACTCAGAAACCCGCGCCATGCTAAGCGGTGTATCCAATTTTTTATCACCACCTTTCACTAAGTAGAGTTAGTGAAGCACAGAGGCTATCACAGACATTGGTTATCAGCATTCGGTTGGGGTTATTCTTACAACCCGACCTAATAGCGTTATCCTGTGTTAGTAGTCTGTGCTTCACTAACCCTACTTAACGAACGTCAGCCCATCCGTCGATATACACTTCCGAGATATCGTCGGAGATAGGTGCAAGTTCTTTATCTGCCTTAGGACTGTTAAGCCGGTACTCATCGAAGTCCTTTAGAAGATAATTCCGGTAGGCATTGATTGCTGTGTTCAGACTTGTGAATGTTGCAATCACTTCCCAACCTTTGGAACCGTTCACTTCGATTGTAAACACGTTATCAAAATTCTCTGCCATTTATATTTTCACCTCCTTTAGAGTTAAGGAAGGATAGACGCCGCAATGTCTATCCAACCTTAACACTAAACCTCAGTGTCGTCGTTTTCGTCCTGCTGTGCTGCCTGAGCAGCGGAGAACACGTCCATGTTGAGAAGGATAACCTTCCAACTAGACTTGTCCTTCGGATCAACGCGATCGAACAGAACAGTAAGCGCAGGCCAATCAGCTTCCTTGGCATGGGCCTCGATGTTGTTGTTGATCGAGTTACGAGTTGCCTGTGCATCCTTACCCTTGTAGTTCGGAAGCGCAGAGAACTCAATCGTCAGATCACCGGAATCAACGAAGTTCTGAATGTCCGGCTTGTACGTACCGCGCTGCTTCGATGTTGCAAGCAACTCTTCGATCTGAGTAAGTGTGAGCGTATCCATTTGTGTTTCACCCCCTTTCGGTTTGTAGACGGAGTGTAGCACAAAGAAGCCTGCCTGTCAAGTCCAAATGACAGACTTCTCACTACTACAGAGTTATCGGTTTGAATGCAATCCATGTTGGTTGCGGGCACAAGTAAGTTAGGAAGGAATGAGTCTAGCCGACCTCGTTACAGTTCCCTTAGTATATAGGCTATATGATAGATAGATTGATAGATAGAAATTCAGTCTATCATTCTACATATCATCCAGTATCTCTAGGGAGAACACTGTACGACACCCATGCTGCATACCATGACGTAGGTAAGCCAAATTTTTGCTTATTAGGCTATGCCTATTCATTTTCTATGCATCCGAGATTGCATCAATAGCGCATCCCTGCCTAAAAGCGATTAGAGTGCCTGATGGATAGTGCCCATCTTCGCCATGAGAGCGTAATCGTTGCTCACGATGTTGACGCTACTGCGGCGATTAGGCTTGCGAGTGCGAGTGCCGACGGTGCGGAACACTTTTGCATCGACCTTGTTCCCAGCATCGTCGAGCTTGTAGCTGATGCAGTTCGACGTTCCGGTGAATGGCTTGTGATCGAAGGTACGTTTGTCTGCCTTCGACGGTAGCCACCGTGCCGACACTCTTGTGTCAAGAGCCGTTACTGCACTCATTGCGCGAGCATCAGACCGGACGACGATTGCGTGATTGTTCTGCATTGTGTCTCTCCTAAGTGAGTAGTTGTGCATGGACTCATTTTAGCAGAGATACGCTACTGATGCAATCTCGTTACTAATCCATCATGGAGACACACAAGGCGAGTGTCGAGGGTCAGCGTTCATAGAGTGGCTATTAGTTGCCGAAGCGATCACACGAGAGTGTGTCTCTATGATGGATTAGCAGCCGCGGGTTATCAGGCTTACGCATAACGCTGCTGAAATGGCCCGTATTTATAGTCGTTGCAGCTCGCTTGTGAGCGACCACTGTGCAGACTAGGTTAGGTGGCGCCCGCCTACGCCACGAATACGCGGGAGTGTTAACGAATTTAGAGTGTTTTTCGTCCTTGCCGCTTGCGCGGCCCTGCCCTACACAGACACTATAGGCCCGGCGCCAGGCGCAATGTTTTACCGTCCCCCACACGTAACTTTCGTAATTAAAGCTTTTTGTATAGTTAATGGTACTTATACCAAGGAGTCTAGTGAACTGCTATTGTGCCAGTGGGGGTAACGTAGATTTGATTTGCCTCAGTCTCGTTACCCCCATAACTTTATTTAAACAACAAAGGGTGGTAAATAGAAATGGCTGTTACCATTACTGCACCTGTTCCGGTCACCCATTCAGGTGAAACCGATCCTGCGTTATATCCGCAGGTTATCGGTGGTTCAGCGTTCCCCGATATCGTCGGTGCTAATACTACTTCTGGTGGTAGCATCAAGGTTACTATTAGTGCTCCCGAAGATGGAGTCCCGACTGTCTCCGTGTTTGTAACTGCTACGTTACTTGCATATACGACGGCAGGCAAGCTTGTGTATGTCCCTGACCTCCCTGGTCTTTATACCGTTACTGTGTTAGATGTTTCTGCCGCAGTTTCGGCTGTTACCACGATCGAAGTTCTCGAAGGCTAATAGCCCTCCAACCTGTGGGGGGTTTAAATAACTATGGCCGCCGACGAACAGAACCGCGATAAGGCGCTTAGAACATTACAAGCTGAAATCCTAAAGGAACAGCTTAAGTCTAAGGGTCTTGAAGAAGATAAGAAAGCTCTGATGCAAGAGTACGTTCTTGCTGACGATGTTGAAGCGCCTGAAAAGGTTAAGAAGAACATACGCGCTAGAATGCCTGCTGCGTTAGAGGCGATAGATGAAATACTTGCTACAGGTAATGATGGTGTACGTGCATCGCTGGCGAAGTGGATTGTTGATAGGGGTCTTGCGCCTGATTCGTTAGGTGGAGAAACTGGTGCTGATAGAGAGCTTAGTAAGTTGTTAGTAGAACTAAAAGCAAACGATGACTAACAACCCTTACGCACCCACTGAGCAGGTAATGACTGGTACTGCTATCGGGCTTAAAGAAGCAGGTATATCGGAAGATCAGTTTATCTCTGCTGCACCGTTAGCAGCTTGCCGGTTATGTGGTGCTATATACCAAACACAGTTACACCGGAATCTTTACTGGTTCCGTCAGCAGGGTAAGAGTGATCCGCCGTTATTGTTGAAAAGGGTTTTAGACCTTAACACGAAATGGCGGGAACGGCACGCGAACGATATGCACACTCCTGCGGAAGTAGAAGCGTTTACTAAGACAGGATGGGCATTAACGCCAGAAGCAGCAAATGTGCTAGCGCCGTATGGGATCATCCCACTCGGTAATCAGCATATAGACATAATGGACGCGCTGTATGAAAGTTCTAGAGCGCCTGACTTGACACACCTACAAGGTGGTGAGTAGTGAGTAAGCACGCTGAAATTATCTATGAGCCTGGCAGCAAGTCTGTTGTGTCTTATGAGACTGACGACGAGCTTAAGGCTGCTTTAAAGGAACAGCACAGTAGAGCTATTAGTGGTAACACTGGTGGCCCTGGTGGTGCTCCGGCAGAACGTATTAGTAAGGTTGTACTGTACGATAAGCACCCCGGCGATGATAACGGTGGTGTGGTCAGCGCGGCTAATGTGGGCACCCTGGTTAGTGAGATGACGCAGAGTGACGGGACGTTAAATGCTAACCAACTGATTAGCGCGTTACGTGAAGAAATGTCGCCAACGTACCCGCAGGATCAGGGAGCGCATAACAGCATGTATAAGATGACGGGAACTGAGATGGATATGGGGTTCTTGGACGATAGTAGCGGTGGCGCATAATGGCTACTATTGTGTTCCAGCGGTGGACGGACCTACACCTTAACTACATCTTAGGTGCATCGGCTACTATTGTACCTCCTGCTCCTTGGAAAATCTGCTTAAGTACAACGGCTGTAAGCTCGCTCGCACGTAACTCCGCTATCTCTGTTACGGTGACTGGTACTAACCTTAACGAGATTGGTTCTACTACAGCGGCAGGATACGCTCGGCAGAGTATTGCAGCTACTATCGGAACTGGCTCAATTGACTGGGTGGCGAGTTCGTTCGATAACACCCTTTCTACTGGTGGTACATCAATGGCTGGCGATCAGGTAACGTTTACGTTTACTGGTACGCCCTCGCCAGGTGCTACTAATAGCTGGTTTATGGGTGACGGTACTACGATCAACGCTGGTCAGATTTACGTTGCAGCAGATACGGCAGCTACACGTAACTTTGCCAACGGTGATACGGAGAAGGTCACTCCTACGTTGAAGTCTGGTTAATACTGACCGTAGTGGTTGGGGTTGTGGCGTTGCTTAATAGCGCGCCACTTCCCGAACTACTTTGAAAGGACTACATTGTGCCGATAGATCAAGCAATTTACTTCACGCCGGTCTGCGATGACAACTGTGGGTGGGCTGGTAATGCTACCCCGAATGAATCACACGCTAAAGAGTCTTTAGAGCATCATATGGCTGCTCATGCAGCCGGCGAGATACCAGAGTTAGATGAACTTGGCAATACTGTCTAATGGCTGACGTTAAAACAGCATATGGTACTGGCGGCGTAGCAATTACGTGTACTTTAGCCAGTCTTGCTATCAGTTCTTACCGAGAATCGACGGCTGTAGACAATACTACTAACCTTTGGCTAGATGCTCTGGTTTCTATGGGTGTTAAGCTACAAGCTGGTACTCCTGCGAACGATAAGGCTGTCTACGTTTACTGTGCTGGTTCAATCGACGGCACAACTTGGGGCGATGCTGTAACTGGTTCTGATGCAGCAATTACACCTAACGCTCCTATTAACTTAAAATTGCTTGGAGCTATTTGGGCACCTACATCTGCTGGTACATTTGAGGCTGGTCCTTGGTCTGTTGCTAGTGTGTTTGGCGGAGTAATGCCAAAGAAATGGTCCATCGTTGTATGGAACCGTACTGGTATAGCTCTCGATTCAACTGAGGGCAACCACTACAAGCTCTATACCGGAGTTTATTCTACGGTTCTGTAGACCATGCCAGTTGCGCTAAAACACGTAGCTGGTAGGTTCGATGGTAATACACCTATTGTAAATAGGGCGCATCCACTTGGCCGAAATCTTGACTTCGCTGTAGCTCAACAGTTACAGGGTGGTCATATGATGGACCTTGCTAATGGTATTAGTAGCTTCCCAGGTTCACAAGGTTATTCTGAATCTGGTACGGCTTCTCCATTTCCATCGGAACATGGTAGTAACTGGGCCGGCGGTGTTAGAGGTAAAAATGGTCCAGTTGTATTTCCTGATGCATGGCCTTATCATCAGCCACCTAATCAGTTTCCATTTGCACTTGGATTTTTGTGGCAGATATATGGTGGAACACTTGGCTCTCAAGATGTGTATAATTGTGGTAAGTCACAATTAAGCGGAAACCAGAGTGGTATACGTGTTACCCTTCAAGGGAGTTCAAATAGATTTGCTTTTGCTATAGGTGATGGTACTGGTACTGCTACGACTGACGTTAAACAGTGGCAGGTACCTTATACATTCATTAACGGTGTTACATCAGGTACTAGCGATCAAGGTAGTTTTCTTTGGGTATTTAGAAGCTTAACAGATGTGTCGGCTTACTTGAATGGTATAGATGTTTCTAGTACATTCACTTTTACTGGAACTGGTACTGTTTGGGGTGAAGTCGGTAATCCTGTTGAACCTGCTATTGGTTGTGTAGCTCAGGTCGGTGGTTCACCTGGGCAGATTTGGGGTGCAAACGTTTGTCCTCTAGTTTGTAAATGGAGTGACAATTTAAGCGACCAGGACGCGATGAACTTTCATGCGAATCCGTTTGAAATGTTCTCTACCCGTCCTCGCATAATTAAGCTTCCGCCACCGCCTCAGAACTATACTGATTCTGCCACACTTGCAGTTAAGTCTGTTCCTGGTGGTATCGAAGGATTATCACCACAAGACGGTTATCCTATCTCCGATGTTTCTGCTGGTTCGTGGACGGCTTCTGGTGGAGGCACGTTATGGGATAAGATAGATGAAGAGCCTATCAGCGATACAGACTACATACAGTCTGACGCTGCACACTAATATAAATGCCACTTACTCCAACATTTAGAGCAGCCGGTACTTGGTCGTTTACGGCTAACAGTGTAGCGACCCCATTTACTTGTACGCCTGGCGCTCCTGCTGGTAAAGCTGTTGGGGATTTACTCGTTCTTGTTTGTGAGTCTCGCAGTATTACTGCTACTGTTGCGACGCCTACAGGTTGGACGCTAGTAACAGGATTCCCGAAAAGATCGGGTACTGCATCTGGCGGTACGTTCTATGTGTTTGTTAGAATTGCTGATGGTACTGCGACAGATACACCTTCGCCTGTATGGACTGGTTTAACTACTGGTACTTCTGGTGATGCTTCTGGTGCTGGTATTCTTGCATTTACTAACGCTACAATAACGCTAGACGGTACTGTATCTTCTAGCGACCTTTCAGCACAAACTACAACGTCTGTCATTCCTGCCTTTACATCAGCCAACTATGGCGCTCTCGTTTTAGGTATGGCAATGAAGCTGAATGAATCTTCTGGTCAAACTTCTACTGTTGCTACATTTACTGAGGATTCTGACAACAACACAACGAGTGGTACTGGTCACGTTCTTGAAACTTCCCATTTATTTACAACGAATCCGGGAAGCTCTGGTACTGCAACTGTTACGTGGTCTATCACAACTTCTGCTCGCGCACTAGCGGTTAGCCTAGCTCTACAAGCTACATCTACAACTACAACCGATGCTGCAACTATTGGTAGTGTATCTGCTGTTAGTGCAGTTGAAGTACATGAGATTCCTGATAGTGCTACTGTTGCAAGTGTAACTGCCGTTAGTGCTACGGAAACGTATACCGCTGCTACAGCTACGACTATCTATCGTACTGCGTTAACATCGACTTTAAACACTCCGCTACAAAACACACCATCCACTCTACTGGTCAGAGCACGCAAAGTCAATGCTACTGATTCAGGTACATTAGATGTAAGGATTTATGAAGCGGGAACACTACGAGAAGGTCCTTACAGTATTAGACTGGTAGACCAATTTGCACTTGATTTGCACTCGTTCAGTGTAAGTCCATTCACTACGTTCAATGATGTAGAAGTAACGTTTCAAGGTGTCGCTGATCCTGGCGGTGCGTTGACAGTTCAGGTTAGCTCAGTCAAGCTAGAAATACCGAAAGCTTCTGCAACTACATTCAACTACACCGACTCTGCGACGATTCCCGTCGTTACGAGCCTCTCTGCCACGGACGTTGCAGCAGATGTAGAATCAGCAACTATATCAAGTAAGACAACTCCATCTGCGCTAGATGTTGCAGCAGATGTTGAAGCGGCTACTATCAGTTCCGTTACCTCACTCACGTTCGTTGAGGTAACTCCACCAGATTCCGCTACTATCAGTAGCGTTACAACTCCGTCTGCTACAGACGTTGCAGCTTACGTAGAAGCCTCTACTATTAGCGGTGTAACTACGCCTAGCGCAACTGACATAGCAGCAGACCTAGAAGCGGCTACAATATCGAGTGTTACTTCAATTACGTTTGTTGAGGTAACACCGCCTGACGCAGCTACAGTTTCCAGCGTAACAAGTCTGACGGCTGTAGAACTGCATGAGATATCTGATGCAGCTACTATCGCAAGTGTAACAAGTTTAACCTACACGGAAACTGCTCAGTATGTAGAATCCGCTACCCTTAGTAGTAAGACTACTCCGTCAAGTACGGACGTAGCTGCATACGTAGATCAGCAAACAGTAGCCGGCGTTACTAGCTTATCTGCGCTAGACGTAGCTGCATACTTAGACGCTGCTACAGTGGCAGGAGTTACTACACCTTCTGCGACGGATATAGCTGCTTTCGTTGAAGCTGCAACTGTTGCAGGTGTTACGTCAGTATCGGCTCTTGAAGAGCATGATATCTTTGACGCGGCTACTATTGCAAGTGTAACAAGTCTTTCCGCGATAGAGACAGCACAGTATGTAGAGAGTGCTACGCTTAGCAGCGTAACTAGCTTGACCTACACAGAGGTAGTTGCTGATATCGAGGCAGCTACCATCGCAGGAGTAACAACTCCGTCTAGTGCTGACATTGCGGCCTATGTAGAGTCTGCAACTATTACAAGCGTCACGACGCCTAGCGGTGTAGATATCCCATCGCATGTATATCTAGACTCCGCTACTATTTCTAGCGTGACTAGCTTGACTAGTGTAGATGTTGCTGCTTACGTTGAAACATCTACAGTGAGTGGTGTTACCACTCCATCTAGTACAGACATTATGGCTGTTTCTGAGGCAGCTACAGTCGCCGGCGTAACTACACCTAGTGGCGTAGATATTGCACAGTATTCAGACGAGGCTTATCGAGTAGCTATCAGCGATACGTTTACTAGGTCAATTGGATTAGGCTCAGGATGGGGTTCACCGGATCAAGGCCCGGCTTATACGTATCCTAACGGTGGATCAACTAAATTCGGCGTCAATGGTACTCAAGGCCAAATGGCGATTGATGTTGCCAACAGCGTTAGAATGGTATTTGTTGATACCGGGGCTATTGATGAAGAAGTTACTTTCGAGTTTACGATGCCTACGCAGGATACTGCTCAAACTCAGCAGTTCTACGTCATAGCGCGAGGAACTGACCTAAATAACTTCTACGCACTCAGACTTGCTCAAACTATTACTAACGGTGGTGCATTAGCATTAGCCAAGCGTGTAGCTAGTGTTCAGAGTGACTCTCTCGTTGTGTTTAACATATCAAGTGGTACGCTTGTCCCTGGTAGTCAATACTGGCTTAAGCTGGCTGTCATCGGTTCTAGGTTATTTGGTAAGTATTGGCTTGATGGTTCTACTGAACCTGGGTGGTTAGTACAGATAACTGATACTGACTTGACTACGGGGACTAATGCAGGCTTCCGTGGTTTCGTTCCTACCGGCTCTACCGTACTGCCTACAATACTACTCGACAATCTCACTGTAAAACAGGCCACAACTGCTGATTTCATCACTAGTATCACTACTGTTTCTGCTCTAGAAGAACACGATATACCTGATAGTGCAACTATCTCGTCAAAGACAACTCCTTCTGCTACTGAAACAGCCCAATATGTTGAGTCGAGCACTATCGCAAGTGTTACATCTGTATCGGCGCTGGAAGAACATGATATATTCGATTCTGCGACGATATCTAGCGTTACAACGGTATCTGGTACTGATGTTTATACCCCTGCCGTTAGTAACACCGATGCTGCTACAATAGCGTCTAAAACGTCAATTACTACTGTTGATACAGCTCAGTACATCGAAAGCTCTATTGTAGCCGGTATTACGACTCCATCGGCTACTGACGTAGCTGCAACGCTTGAAGCTGCGACGATTACGGGTAAGACGACTCCGAGCGCAACTGACGTTGCTGCATACGTCGAGTCTGCTACATTAAGCAGTAAAACTACTCTTTCATCCACAGATGTTTCCACAGGTGTTGATAGTTCTACTGGCGCTATAGTTACTACTCCTAGTAGCACAGACTTTGCAGCCTATGTAGAGAGCAGCACAATTAACGGTGTAACCACTCCAAGCGGCGTAGATATCTTCCCCACCATCAATCTAGATGCTGGTACTTGCACAACAAAGACGACGATCACACCTGTGGAGATTTATGCAGGAATAGACGCCGCAAATCTTAGTACGATTACGTCTATAACATACAGTGACTTCACAGCCGGCGCAGATAGCAATACTGTGTCGAGTGCGTCTAGTGCATTCTCGACTGATACTGCTAGTTACGCTGAATCTGTAACGTTCACAAGCATTACGTATGTATCGGCTATTGAACAGTACGTACCGGCTCCTACATTCCAAGATGCTGCCACTGTTACGAGCAAAACGTACATTGGCGCTACTACAGAGTATGGCCCTATCACGGTAGATCGCTTTGTAGGGTTCTTAACGAGTAGATGGATTAGTGGTGGTATGGTTGCTAGATTCAATTCGACGACAACGAGCAAACGTTGGATTAGTACAGAGTTTGTCATTAACCGACTAGTCGGGATGGTGAGGTCGAAGTGGACAACTTAAATGTCGGAACTAAGGAGACTGTATCGGTCAACTTAGAGGATCGTTTAGATACGATAACTGATTTGAGTTCTTATGCAGTTAGTTATCGTGTAGCCAACGATGACGGTACTGATAAGGTTCCGTGGGCTACGGTAGCTGGCGTTACACTTATGAGAGTTGATGTACTGCTAGATACGACTGGATGGGATACAGCTCATTACGAGCTTTATGTCCGTCCTACTATTGGGAGCGAAATGCCCATCTTAGGGCCGTTCGATTTTAATGTCATCTAACGGTAGAACTGAACCAAACATTAGCCGCGAGGCTTTGTTTGAAAAGCTTAAGTACGTTCCTCACTCGGAAGCACAGTGGGATGCTCATAGAGCTACGCAACGATTTCGTACAATTTGTGCAGGACGGCGTTTCGGTAAATCTCTATGGGCTGGTCACGAACTGACGTTAAAGATGTTTGTTCCTGATACGATTAATTGGGTTGTAGGACCTGATTATGGTCTAGGAGAAAAGGAGTTCCGTGTCGCATATACTGACTTCCAAAAGCTTGGTTTGCTTGGACGTTGCAGCAAGTCATACAACGTTAAGCAAGGGAATATGCGTCTATACTTTAAAGACCTTAACTCCTTGCTTGAAGTCAAATCAGCCGAACGAAAAGATTCTCTGGTTGGAGAAGGTTTAGATCACGTTTGTATGAGTGAGGCTGCTAAGCATTCCATGAGTACATGGCAGATGTATATTGAACCTGCACTCGCTGACAAGTTAGGATCAGCAGACTTTCCAAGTACGCCACAGGGGTTCAACTGGTACAAGGGAATGTACGAGTTAGGACAGAATAAGCACCGCGATGACTTAGACGATTATATCTCTTGGCGCTTCCCGACTTGGGTAAATACATTCAAGTTCCCTGGTGGATTCGATCCTCAGTGTCCTAATATCCAGACTAACGATTCAGGCCAAGAAATGCATATGGGCTATCGTCGTGGTCTAAACAAGTGCGATTGCAATAAGGAACTTGTCAGGATTTTCAACAACAGTAGTCGTATGTACTGGATGCAGGAATACTGCGCTGAGTTTACAGCTTTCGAGGGAATGATCTATCCAGAATTCAATGAAACGATCCACGTCCGTAACTTTGAATACAACCCTAGTTGGAAGAATTGGCTTTCTATCGACTTCGGGTTCGTTGATCCGTTTGTCTGCTTAGACATAATGATCGACCAAGAGGATCGTGTATGGGTTTGGCGTGAATACATGGTTAGCTACAAAACGAATCATGAACATGCTCAGGTCTTAAGAGCTAGAGAGAATCCGGAGGGCTATCACGTTAATGCAGTTGCGGCTGATCCGCGCGATCCTGACGGAATACAGACAATTGCGTTCGCTCTCGGTAGTGCTAACGCTACACCTGTTGATCGTTCCGCTGGTTATGAAGTAGTTAGAAGGCATCTTAAAACTCGTGAAGATGGTTTGCCTGGTCTGATTATTCATCCACGTTGCACAGAGTTAATCAGGCAGTTAAAGGTTCTTCGTTACGCCGAGTCTAAAGAAGGTCATAATAGCAAGCAAACGCAACATGACTACGACGATCACGGTCCTGATGCTTTGCGCTATTTCTTCAATGAATACTTTATCCTCGGGAGGAACGAGAGTCTAGCCGACCTGTATAGTGGAATTGGTAACGGGACTGAGGCAGATACATTTTTCACCTATCATGGGGCAATAACCCTTGATAGTGAATTAGGAAGGTATTAGTCTCAATGGCGTTACGCGATAGACTAGGTTTAAAGAAGAAGGACAGCACACCTACCCGTCAAAATACGGGTACTACTTATGTTGCTCAAGGTGCTGTTGAATCTCCGAAGGCTGCAAGCCTTAGTGAGATGGGTTCCTCTAAGGGTACGCATATTGTTGATCCTGTACCTGCTTTATCTAGTCCTGCTACGGCTCTCCGTACTTACACTAGTATGGTACGTGACGATGTATCAGTTCGTGTAAGCCTTCGTGCTGGTAAGGCGCCGATATTAGGCGCAGACTGGTATATCCAGCCATATAGTAATAACGAACAGGACGTTGCTATCGCAGAATTCGTTGAGTTTAACCTGTTCGACGGAATGACGACTCCGTGGGTTAAATGCTTAGAACAGATTACCAAGATGTTCGATTTCGGATTTAGTGTATTTGAACCCGTTTGGGAAATGCGTGAATGGGCGCCTCGTAAGTCTACTCCCGGTGCTAACCGCAAACAATACACTATGCTGCGTAAGTTGGCGGCACGTCCCGCAAGTACGGTAAGTCAGTTTAACTACGACGATAACGGAGGCCCGGTAAGTATTGACCACAACGCTGTTGCTGCTGACGGTCATTCTACCTTAGTTACTATTCCGATTGATAAGCTGGTTGTCTTTACGTTTGACCAAGACGGTGGCGATCTTAGAGGAAATAGCATACTTAGGTCAGCTTATCGGAATTGGTATTACAAGGATCATATGTATAAGATTGACGGTATCCAGAAAGAACGTCACGGCATCGGGGTGCCAGATATCGAATTACAGCCAGGATACAACGAGAACGATAGAAAATTCGCACACGAATTAGGCTCAAATCTCAGGACGAACGAACGTGCCTACATTGTTAGAACTACTAACATGAAGGTTGCATTCGCTGAGTTAAAGGGCAATCTTGTTGAACCGTTGCGTTCTGCTGAGCACCACGATACCATGATTATGAAGAACATCATGGTTCAGTTCCTTAACTTAGGTACTGGCGTTGAAGGTGGCGGCGGCGGTCGTGCTACTGGTGCAACAAGCATGGATATGTTCCTTAAGTCCATGCGTCACATTGCGAAGTCTATCTGCGACAGTATGAACTTGTACTTAATACCGAATCTTGTTGCTTATAACTTCCCTACTGATAACTTCCCGAAGTTGATGGTTCGTGGAGTTGGCGAAGTTAAGGACTTGCAGATGTTTGCTGCTGCTATTCGTAACTTACTCAATGTTGATGCTATCTCTATGGACGAAGATACAGAACAGTGGGTGCGCGATCAATTCGATATCCCGCGCAAAACTGCTCCGTGGACACCGCCTAGCCAGAATCCTGAATACGTTACTGAGGCTATCAAAGTCGATCAGACTAGTGACGGTAATGGCAACGGTGGTACAACTAAGGATGCGGCAACTTCTGCTAAAAAGACTATCGACCACTCTAAGAACGGGGGAGCTGGTAACATTGGCAAGCCCGACAATAGTGGCGCCGTCTAAAACTCTGGAAGAGATAGACTTCCAGCTAGATTTACTAAGCACACTGTATAATCGAAGTACGAAAAAGACAATTAAGGTTAAGCTTCAAAAGGATATAGACAAGTGGTTAGATAAGAGGTTACATCTAACCCATAGTATTCCGTTGGACGACGAGGTGACTAATGGACTTTGAACACGAAATCTCATATCTCACAGAGTTAAAGCAGTTCGCTGAAAACGGCGAACTGCGTTGGCTTGCGAATAATGAGATGTGGGTTCAGCAGTATCCATTCGATAGCTGGACTCACCCTGTCTTTAGTGATACGGTTATTGACCATGATCGTGCTACTAAGTTAAAGGACAGCTTCGATCACGGCGTTAGAGGTACTAAAATCTTCGCTGATTACGAGCATGGTCTTGATGCTGCTAAGGGTTCAAAAGCAGCAGGGTCTATCAAGGAATTAAAAGTTGTAGATGAACCTCGCGGTGTATTCACGCAGCCCGGACTGTGGGCGCGTGTGCAGTTTAGTGATACCGCGAGACACGAAATTGATAGTGGTGAGTGGAACTATTGGTCAACAACTCACTTTGATGAATGGAAGCATCCTCAGACTGGTGAAGTACACGAAATGGTCTATGACGGTGGTGGGCTTACTAATAAGCCTTACGTCAAAGGCATGGTGCCACTTAACTTCTCTGAGCTTGGTATTCCAAAAGAATTCGCTGTGTGGTCTACAGCGATGCAGAACGATTTACCTGATAGTTCGTTCTGTTATATCGAACCTGGCGGAACAAAAGATAGTAGCGGTAAGACCACGCCTCGTTCATTACGGCATCTTCCTTACAAGGATGCCAGTGGTAAAGTCGATCTAGCGCATGTTCGTGATGCACTAGCTAGACTCGATCAGGTTCAGAATATGCCTGCATCTGCTAAGGCATCTTGTAAGTCTAGATTAGAGAGGTTGCTTGGCGCGAAGTCTTACGACGAGCAGCTTGCAATCTTAGATGAGGAGTTAGTAGTGGATGACGATAATGTAGTTGATCCGCCGGTCGATGCTGTTGATGATAATGGCAACATTATTGTTGTAGACCCTCCGGCAGTTGTTGATAAGGTCGATGATGATAAGGGTGGTGAAAAAGACGTGGAGTTAGAGAAGGAATTACGTGCGAAGTTAGGTCTTGCTGATGACGTTGATATCGTCAAGGCTGTCACCGACCTTAACGACGAAGTTACTCCTATGCGTGAAGTTCTCAAAGCTCATAGTGAGCGTAAGGCATTCTCTGAGGCATTCCCCGACGAGTTTGCACGCATGGTTCGTTTAGAGAAGTCAGAGCAGGATCGTTCTGCTAAGGCATTTTCTGAGCAGTACACTAACGTTCGTCTTACCGAGAAAAAGGGTGATGACAACGAGGCTACAACGCTTGGCTTTAGCGGCTTAGTCATTCAGAACCTTGAAGGACTTGCTAAGGAGTTCAGCGAAGGTACTGCTACACTTGATTCGGTCAAGACTGTTATTGATTCTATCACGAATAGCGGTGTCGTTGATTACGGTACTAGAGGTTCTAGTCGTGAAGATGATAGTCTTATGAAGGACGAGGATGCAATTCCGTCTGGTGGAGTTCGTGAGACTCGTAAGCTCTTTGCAGAGAAGGTTGCAGAGGTTATGAAGGCTGATGAACTTGATTACCAGACCGCACTTAGAATGGCTGCTGATAAGTATCCTGTGTTAGCAGAAGCATACCACTCTGCTGGTATGGAGAGGTCGTAAGTAACAATGACTAATCCTGCTGAGTTTATGGAGGCAGGACAAGACGGTGCTATTGATATTCGCATCGGGCACGATAGTTCTGGGCCTCCTAATAACTGGCGCAGAGATACACCGCCTGCTGGTGAAGATGGTACAGTTCCAGATAGGCGTTTAACTATATCGGATCAGAATGATGTAGCAACTGGACCGGGTACAGATGTAACGCATCCGGTCTATCCTTCGACATTTGATATTCCAGATAGTGAGATGGGGTGAATGACTCAAAATGCCTGCAAGCATGAATATTGACCAGGCCAAAGGTAAAAACGCATCTAGCGCGATTACTAAGAAGCGGTTTTGTAAGCTTGATACAACCGCAACTGATGGTGAAAGTGTTTTGATGTGTAATACAGCTGGTGAGAATGCATACGGTGTTTCGTTATTCTCTTGTTCCTCGGCAGAAATTAGTCGTGGTAAGGGTGCTAGCATTGTCACCGACGGACGTGCTATTGTAGAAGCAGGCGGAACCGTTAATATCGGTGATGCTGTTGCTACTGATAATGTCGGACGAGCAGTTACCGCAACTTCTACGCAGTTCGTTCTCGGTTATTGTGACGAGAATGGCGGCGGCGCTGCTGGTGACGAGCTTGGAATCAGCCTCGCACTCGCAGGTGGTAAAGCCTAATGTATGATCCTGGTTCACTATACGTAGACCCGATCTTAACTCAGTTAAGTGTCGGGTTCCAGCCTGAGAATGTTTACGGGTTACAGGTTGCACCTGAAACTCCCGTAAATACACAGTCTGGACGTTATCGTGTATTCGATCGTTCTGACTGGTTAATTCATCGTTCGCGCCGTGAGCCTGGTACACAGGCTAACACGGTCGGGGGCCGGAAGTACAGTGAGGATACGTTCAAGACGCAGGAACATGCGTTAGCAGCAGAGATTTACGATGAAGAGCGTCAGGAGTTAATCTCTCAGGGTGGTTTAGCTGATCCGGTGTTCGGTGGAGCTTTACAGATTGATCCTGAGGCTGATGCTGTTACATACATTACTCGCTCGCTGCGGTTAGAGCATGAGCAGAAGGTGAGTACGGTATTTCGTAATACTGCGAACTATCCTGGTAACCACACGGTTACTCTTACTTCCGGTGGTACTGGTACACAGTGGTCGAATTATGCGTTAGCTACTCCTGGTGATGTTGGTACTGCGTACAGCAACCCGGTTGCTAACCTTAAGACGGCTATGCAGAGGATCAAGCTTGATACGGGCCGTTGGCCTAACACCTTCATCATCCCGTTTGATGCAGTTGGTGTTATTGAGAACCATCCTCGTTTAGTTGCTCGGTTCCAGTACACTTCCGTTACTGATAACCAGGCTTGGAAGCAGCTTCTTGGTTTACCTGATGAAGCTACGTCCAGTCTTACGATCATTGTTACTGACAGCAAGTACAATGCTGCCGATAACGTTGATTCAGTTGAGAACATTCAGACGTTTTGGGGAACTGATGCATGGTTAGGATTAGTTGATCCTCAGCCTGGTCAGATGACTAAGACGTTTGCTAAGACGTTCGCGCAGAAGTACCCGAGTGGAGACACGCGGCCTGCCGATCGTTGGCGCGAAGATAACCGCAAGACTGATGTTGTGCGTTCTTCTTGGAAGTACGATATCAAGGTCGTTTCTTCGACCGCTGGTTATCTCTTCAAGACCGCTGTTGTGGCTGTCTCGTAATCAAGGGGAAGGAACAGCATGGCAGAAAACGTTAAGTATTACTCTTGGTCTAACATTTCCCATTGGGATGGAGACAAACTCATTACTATCAAGCCTGGTACTGAGGTAACTCAGGAAGGACTTGGTTATGATGATGCTGCCTGGGAAGAGTTGTTAGAGGGTGGAGCAGTTAGGCCGCGTCCGTGGCCTAAGGGCTTAAATCCTGATAGTGTTAGTTCACTATCGCCGAATGAACACCGTTTACGCACGCTACGTTTACAGCGTGAGCAGTTAGAGGAAGAAATGGCTGGTGTTGGTGGTAGTTCGACTCAGGATGATGTTGCTTCTGAGCGTGCTGCCGCTTCTAGTGGAGGGAATGCCTAATAATGGCTGCGCTGTTAGCAAGCAACCAAGATGTAAATGCGTGGTTCACTAACGATAAGTTAGAAGCCGATGACGCAAATACAGCAGGTCTGCAAATAGAAGCATGGAGACTGATTCGTGGTCAGCTTGCTAACAGCTATCTCCCTACTGTACTAGCTAGTTGGGTTGATCCAGAAACTACGCCGGATCAAATCAGGTCAATTGCATCGAGGTTGATCGCGGCGTACTTGTATAGGGCTGTGTATGCGGAGGATAGTCTAACTATTCCTCCGTATGCACAGCAGCTATACAACGAGGCTATCCAAATGTTAGCGGACGTTCGTAGTGGTAATGTTGTTCTGCTTGATGTTAACGATGAGCCGATTGCTACGAATATTTCTGCTATGTCGGCATCTGATTTCTGGCCCAACAATACTACAGATGGGCCATTCTTCACGATGGATGCTGTGTTTGGATAATGCCTGATACGTTCATAATCTTAGACGACGGCGAAACATTAATAACAGGAACTTGGGAGCCGTCACCGAAAGACACTTCTGCTCGACTACTGGCGCTCGCCAATTACTACGAAGATATGATGCCTGCTTTAATAGCATCACGCGAAGCTGCCATAGAATCGACAGAACTACACTTTGAAACACAGTCTGATCCTAATGGCGATGCATGGGCAGAACTGGACGAAGATTACAAAATCGCTAAGATCAAGCAGGGATTTCCAGGTGACGAAATTCTCGTTAGAACTGGTGAAGGTAAAAGAGCAGCTACCGGCCCTGCATGGATAATTTGGGAAGATACTCTCTGGTTCGACGAGACTAAACTTCCTGATTATATGTGGCTGCATCAGATGGGTACTACGCAGATGGGTATTCATCAGGGTAACATTCTAAACAAGTTAGCATCAGGTGAGAGAATTACTCCCGAAGAAGCTGGTATCGTTAATATGGGAGGCGGCGGTAAGAACCTTCCAATGCGTGAATTCATCGGATTCACAGAAGTTGATGAAGCTGTCTTTGCTGGTATTTGGAATAAGTGGTTTGAAGAGGGAGTACAGGAAGAGTTCCCTGAGAATATTTAATGCCAGTTGTAGCCGTCACACCCACAACGATTACTCGTCCAGAAGAATTGGTCGAGTATCTTGCTAATTTGTTTCAAGAGCAAAGCGAGTTTGACTTCGGATACATCGCTAAGTACGACGAGAAGATGTATCCTAAATATCCAGCTATACATATCATGGCTGCGAACTTCGATAAGACGTTACACAGCACAGCGACTTTCCTTATCGGAATGCGCGCCGCAATACATATCCTTCATGCTAATATGAAGGAAGATCGTCAGACACGCAACTATGAAGATTTGCGTTTAGCCACACAGGTCGTAGAGTTCTTAGAAAGCGATATGACTTTAGGTGGACACGTAATCCACGGATTCGTTGAAAACGAAGTCCCTGGTGTTTTGCCTCCGAGAGTTACTAAGGGGGATGCAGTAATTAGTACTCGCTTGAATTGGATGGGTATTTCTCAACGGAGGTTCAAATAGTGTCCTATACGCTTAAATTTGAGCATCCTCATTTCCCCGAAGGCAAAGAGTTTGCTATCAATGATCTTGGCATTGTTCCTAACGGTGGCTCGTTAGACATTGATGAAGATATGGAAAGGCAGTTCGTTGCACTACGGGGCATTTCAATGGAGGATGCTTTAAAGCAGATACCAGGAGCTACACTTAGTGGTTCCAGTTCGTTAAGTGCGGAAGAGGTAAAGTCCTTGATTCCGTTAGTCGAGGAAGTTCCTAGTGAAAATACTGTTGCAGAGACTCCCGCAATTCCTGAGGCTACTGTAGCAGCAACCCCGGATACAGGGGGTGAGATGTAATGGCTAATGTTGACATTGGCTCCAATAACGCTGTATGGATTGGAATTGAAACTACATACGGTACTGCTGTTGATCCAACGGCTTCTGGTGTTGGAGTTTGGATGCCAATTCTAGATGAGGCGTTAGTTTATACCGAGGCTAAATACTACAGCCCACAGATTCGTGAACAGGCAATGATGAGTTCTGTTGTTCCTGCTCCGTATCACGTCGAAGGTCCTATTCACTTCGAGGTAGACGCTAATTATCTTCCGTACCTTCTTTACGCTTCACGTCACTCGGTCGTTAAATCCGGTTCAGGGCCGTATCTCTACATTGCACGTCCTACGGCTGCTGGTGCAACGTATCCCGGTGGTACTGCTAAGGGTATTTCGATTGCTATTAAGCGTAATGGCGTCGGATTCCTCTATAGCGGTTGCGTGATTAGTGAGTGGTCATTCACTATCAACAACGGTGTGCTTGAATGTACGGCTACAGTCCTTGGTCTTGCAGAAGCGAATACGGCTGCTACGTTAGTCGGTGTTCCGACCTGGATTGATGCAGAGTTGTTTGGTGCAGATGCTCATAGTATTTACGTTGATACGGCTGGATTAACTCCTACGTTCGCGTCGTTAAGTCCGGCATTCAGCGGTTACACTATGGATATCAACCATGCTGCTGTTGCAGAGAATCGCATTAACCCGTCACGCGCTGCTAACTTCATTGCATACGGTGTGACGGAAGCAACGTTAACTACGGAGCTTGACTTCCTTGATAAGACGGAGTACAACAACTTCAAGAACAGCACGCTCCGCTCCATTAAGTTAGAGTCTAACCGTCCTGGTGGTGCTGGTAGTACATACGGTGCCGCGACTGAGGCTGTTAGAATCATTAACTACCGCACGGCATACGATCAGTACACGGTCGATACTAAGGGAATGGCCGATCTGGTTAGCGCAGCAGTTACAATGCGTTCGCTGGCTATCTCAGGGGGAACCGGCTATAGTATCGAGTGCAAGTCGCCTGTCAATATAACTTAGTAAGGCAACTAAGGAGAGAAAATGCCGATAGTTACAATTGATCCTAATGCCAGTGAGCGGTACGAGCTTAAAACTGCTCCTGCCGATCCTAATGATCCTAACGACGAAGATGGGTTCATCATCCTGCGTCCGTTGCCTTACGGTATGAAACTTACCCGACGGGATAAGGCAACAAGGATGATGATGAGGTCACAGCCTGCTCGGAAGGGTAAACAGCCCGGTGACGCTATTAGTGAAATCGAGCTTGAATCTTATAACGAGTGGGCTGTGGCCTTTGACTTCGCTAACTGTATCTTGGATCATAACCTTACAGATCAGAACAAGCGAAAGATCGACTTCGGCCGTCCAATGTCAATCAAACTCTTAAATCCTAAGGTTGGGTCAGAGATTGAAAAACTAATCAATGATCTGAACGAAGATGAGGATGAAGTGATGTTAGATGATTTTCCGCCGCAGTTGAACTCATTGTCTCCGGAAGAGGAGAATCAATCGTCGGAGAATGGGAGCGATACGAGCGAGACGCAGAAGGTAACGTTGAAAGAGATTTAAGCGGTAATCCAGTTCCTCCACGCGTTGTTTCACAGAGTATAGTTGAAGATGCACTTGATTGGGTAGAGATAACTACACTCTGTATGCGGATCGGTGTTCTACCAACTGTGGGGGGTTTGTACGATCAGAAGCCGCGAGATATTACCAAGATGATACTTGTTATAAAGGCAATGGATAAACATGAAGCCGACTCGATGGAGAGGTCAAAGTAGTGGCTAGCGCATACGAATTGATGCTTGTCCTTCGTGGACGTAACTACCTTTCTAATGATCTTAGAAAGGCTAGTGCAGACATATCTGGACTTAGCCGCAGAAATGCTTTGACCTCTCTAGCGAGTCAAAAGCAAGCTTTACAGTTACGTCAGTCTCAGCTTGTAGCTCAAAAGAAAATGGCTATCAACGAAAAGGCTAGTGTTGATAGCGGTGCTCGTCGTGTTTCATTACTTAAAGCGCAAGCTGCACAGCAAGTCGCTTTAGCTAGATCAGAAGCTTATTCCATTGAAACTCAGCAGAAGGCTGCGAAATTAGCTAAGACTGTAGGAGCGAATCCTCAGTTAGTTAAAGCTGCTCAATTACGCGCTGATGCTGCTGCCGCTGGTTATGCTAATCAGGCTATCGCTGCTCAAAATCTTGTTGAGCGCGAAGCTAGACTTACGCAGATCAGTGGTCAGTTAACAGACAAGATTAATAACCTTACGGGTGCTCAGCAGTTAGCAGCCGCAAAGATGGTTGAAATTGATGCGGCTACAAAAAGTGCTGGTTCTCGGCTAGGTCAGTATGGTAAAGTAGCCGAATCTGTAGGCCGGACGATGCAAACGTTCGGCCTTGTTACGACCGCAGTATTTGCAGGAGCCGCGTATGCAGCAGCTAAGTTCAATACGCAAGTTGCGTTAGCTGCTACACAGAGTACGTTACCAGGCCGCAACTCAGTAGCACAGGTACAGAGGAATGCTACTTACTTGCAGAGCCAGTTACAGCACCAATTAGTTACGGGTGCTACTCCTGCTAAATCTTCTGATTTAACTGGCGGCCTCTATTCAATCTTCTCTGGTCTATCCTTAAAGGGTGGACAGAAGCAGCAGTTAAACGAAGGTCTTGGACTTCTCAAAGAATTCAGTAGGGTCTTTACTGCCAACTATGGGCAGGTATCTCTTAACGAGGTAACTAAGACAGGCATCGCACTAATCAACAACTTCGGCTTAAGCGCACGGCAGATTCCTAAAGTAATGAATCAGATGCAGGCTTCTGTTCGTTTCGGCGCTATGACGATGGGTGAGATGACTAGTTCGTTGAACCAAGTTATTCCTGCATTTAAGTCTGCTGGTTACAGTACAAAGCAGATGTTCGAGGATATCGCATTCGTGTCAAGAGTGTTCCCGTCGCTGCGTATCGGTACTACAGGACTCGCGCGATTAACGGAAACATTCGGTAAGTACCACGAAGCGATTAGTCAAGATGTAGGCATGAACATTGCTCCTGGCGGTAAACTACTTTCCGTATCTAGAATCGTACAGGAGATTGTCAAGGCTCACCCCGAATTAAAGAAGGGTGGCGTTGATCTACAAAATTACTTTAAGCAGGTAACTGGCTCTAGTCAGTTCGTTAACGCTCGCCGTGTGTTCTCTGCTTACGTTACTCAGTTAGGTCTATACCGTGACGTGAGTAAGAAGGTCGCTGGTGACAATAACGAAGTTGCAAAGTCGTTCGCAGTTATGTCACAAACCCCACAGGTTAGGTGGGCTGAATTAACTAATCAGTTACATGGACTTGTCTTAGAGATTGGTACTGCTGCGCTGCCGGTGTTCCAGAAGTTTGCTAAGCCGATTAAGGACTTTGTGATGTGGTTCGACAAGCTTAGTCCTAGCACGAAAAGATGGGTAGGTGAGATAGGTGCATCCGTAGGGATATTCCTGTTAGTTGGAGGCACACTGTCTACGATCTTCGGTATGGCTGTTAGAGCGCAAGAAGCTATAGGACTGTTGATATTTGGTAAGGGTGGCCTCGCTGCTTTAAGTTCAGAGAGTGGAGTAATTAGCGCGAGGTTTGCATTAGGGCTTGGTATTCCAGCTCTTATCTTACTTCTGTTAACATTCCATAAGCAGCTAAAGCCTGTAATAGATGCTCTCGGTGGATTGAAGAATATTCTACTTACGTTAGCAGCTATAAAGATGATAGTATGGTCGTCCGGCATAGTTAACAACTTCGCTGCTGTTGAGGCTGGTGCAGCAACGGCAACGACAGAGGTAACTCTGTTATCTAGAGCCTTACTGTTGATTAACGGCTTTGCGGCTGTAGCCGTCATAACGATTATCTACCGTCGTCAGATTCGTGATGAGGTTAACAAGGCTGGTAACTGGCTTAGTAAAAACGTTCCTGGCGGCGGCTTTAACCCCGATCATCTAGAGCGTAAAATTCCTGGCGTTGCTTGGTTGCAAGATCACTCGCAAGGGATAATGAACGTGCTTACATTGGGTACTGTTAACCAAATGAAGAAGGCACGCGATGCAGCTCTATTGAAACAAATCGGTGTTGAAGAGAAGGGTATCACAGCTTTCGGGAATCAGGTAAATGCAGTATCTATACTTACTCACGGATTGCGTAGAGTTGTTACTCACGCACCGTATAGAAGTGGAGTAAAGGCTGCACCCGCGCCACCGGCTCCGTTTACTAATGCAGATGTAACGGCCGCTGTTAAGAACATCGTAAAGCTCGATGATCTTGCTAAGCGCAAGCCGACGATAGCTAACTTTGAAGCAGCAGCTAAGGCTCTTGCTAACCTACAGAGCAAGGCTAGTAAAGATCAGTTCGCTGCTGCTCAGTCGTTAATTAGTGCGCTAGAATCAGCAGATGAAAAGCATACCAAGAAAACCATTAGTAACGCTAAGAAGCGTGCTGATGCATTGAAGTCTGAACTAGCGTCAATTGCTCAGAATGCAATGAGTATGTACGATACACTCTTGCAGCAGAATCAGAGTATCATGGGAACTTTGTTTAACGGTCCATTTATGAATAGTCCTAGAGAGCAGAACCAGATACAGTACGGTTATCAGCCTCGCGGTGGAGACTACTTAAAGGACATTCGTTCTCAGAATGCTCAGTTCAGAAACTTCTATAAAGAGATTGGCAAGCTACAAAAGCGCGGTGCGCCTAAGGAGTTAATTAACCAACTTATACAAGCTGGTCCTCAGGCATTACCTGCGATTCGTGCGCTTGCTGGAATGGGTAAATCTCAATGGAAGCAATACACCGCTGCATTCGATCAAGGACAGAAGTTGCTGCATAAGCAGACAATCTCTCAGTTAAAGGATCAACTCAAGGACTACCGTAAATACGGTGCCAAGATAGCTGAGCAGATGATTGCAGGTATGCGCGACAAGCGGCTTGGTCTTGCTAATGAGATTAAGAGCATCATCAAGGATATGTTCGGTGTAACCGTTCCTGAGGTTCATCATCCTACTACTACGGCTGCTAGAGCGGCTGCTAGACACGCAGCAGCACACGCAGCACGACATACTGCACATAATCCTCACAACACAAATACTCGTCCTGTGGTCGGTACTACAACAAGGACTACTCAGGGCGTACAGTATCATACGCACTACCACGTTACAGCGCCGACTAGTGAGCATACTAGCGTAAAGGCGCAGTTACGTCATGCAGAGTTCGCTCGCAAGACTAAGTATGGAGTGACACCGTGATAACTGCTTGTGTCTACACAAATGCTGAAACAGCAGCTACGTACAACTTGAACGATGATATCGCTCCATTCACTAACCTCGATGTTCAGGTTACTCAACGTACTGATTTCTCACGCAATAAAATGGAACAACATGGTATCTGGCCTACGTTCACTTATCGTGGTCAGATGGAATTGAACATCGAAGGTGATTTAATTGCTAATGATGCTAGCGATTATGTAGCCAAGAGACTTGCTCTCGCATTAGCTCTGTTCGGTGATCCTAATGATGGTACGAGTGGTATGCATCCTACGGTTCGTAACAACGGTTCCCTAGTTATAACGCTATCTGGTATGACAGAGGACTTAGGTTGCGATGTTACTATTTCAGCTTTTAGCGCACCGAATGTAGGCGGCTATCCGGGTTATTCTAAGTACCTTCTTACTTTCGTTAGCACCGATCCTTGGTTCGTAGGTCAGACGACCTCTGATAAGTATTACTGGTCGTAATGACGATCTTCACCGATTCAGGAACTATACCATCTGTTACTGGTGTTACATCTAACGAGATATCACAGTTCGTTGATCCTGTCAGAGCAACATCTAGAACCAAAGTATCAGCTTTAGACACAGGACCGATTAAAGATATAGCTACAGTAATAACAATAACCACTCCGTCATACGAAGAGTTCTTCGTGCATCCTTCTGGTTATTGGGGTTCTTTCGATACTGACGACGGGATTATTTAATCATGCCTACTGTATCTGCCGATGGAACATATTGGGTCGATATATCGGCTGATCCTACATTCACGCCTGGAAGCTTTATAAGCATTTATCCCGAAAGTCTTACATTCGACGATATGATTAGCGGAGTCGGTAACTGTGCATTCCAGGTTAGTTTCTCTGCGAGGGATGCTGATGATAACCCTATTGTTTCACATGATTGGGTCGGCCCTTATAGGACTTACTATCGGCTTCGCTACGGAAACATTGCTATACAGGCTGGTCCAATTGTTAGTGCTAATACAGTCAAGGGTACGGACTTCACTAGTATAGCTGGCAAGACTTGGGAGCATATGCTAGAACGATGGCAGTACCCATTCGATGGTAGACCTACTCACGTCAATGATTATCAGTATCTTAATACGTTCGACGGCGACGAGTTAACTGGCTCAGGAATTGTTACACCGCCAGGTCTGGTCTATCAGGCTAATAATCGCGACGTGATTAGAATATTCGGTGACTTATTCAGTCAGACGATGAATGTCCCTGAACGTATCATCTTCGATATAACTGCTCTCGCTACTCTGTCTGGTATAACGACGAACTACCAATTCACTCTTGCAGACAATACCAAGTTATTCCAGATAGTAGACGATTTGAGCAATATCGGACAAGGATTCGACTGGTGGATTAGCCACGATATGAAGGTTCTGTGGGCTTCTCCATACAGATTCGGTAATAACGCTGCTCCTGTTATATCGTTTACATTCGATGGTTCCACAGAAGCAGCAACTCCTGATGATTTGCAATTTACTAACAACGGTCCTACTTGTACTCATATCACAGGATCGGGTGCAGGCTTCGCTACATCTACTCAGTTAGCGGCAACGTATGGTGAACCGGCTTCTCAGCTTCTATATACTCGTTTAGACGAGAACTACGATTTCGGTGATGTTCGTAACCGTGACGAGTTAGATGCTAAAACTCACAAGCAGTTCTCTATTGATCTTAACCCGCAGCATGATATTCCGATGACTGTGAATCCTAGAAGGATCAGTGGCTTTTGGAGCACTTTCCGCAAAGGAAAGGCTATCTACATCAACTACGATTTGATAGCTCACATGATAGATAGTGCTCATCAGCTTGTTAGTTATCAAGCGACAGTCAGTTCTGAGAGATTAGCGCAAGTTTCGTTTACGTTGAAACAAATCTATGCAACTGCTCCCGGCGTTGGGATACCTGAGGGATAATGGACACTTACGACGTTCTATTCAAAAGAATCGTTAAACTAGAGAATGAGGTCAAGCGGCTGAAAAACGTTTCAGCGCCTACTGTTCCTATTTACGATCCTACGAACTTCCCTCAGGATGCTATTAATGGTCAGGTAGCTATAGGTTCCGATGACACAGCGTGGAAATATGTTAATGACGCTTGGAGTGAGATTGGAGGCGGCGGTGGATTAACTGCGGAATGGATGCAATACAGTTTCGATAATGGAGTAACCGTTGCTGGTGGTGGCGCTGCTGGTCAATGTGACTGGTTAGAGTCACTTCAATTCCCGCCATTTGGTTCTGGTCAAAGTCCAGGACTTATGGATATGACGGATGAATTTAATCCTCGTTTAAATGTACCAGGTCTTTATTTCTTTATGATTCGTGTTGCTTGTGCTACAGCAATGACTTCTGGTAAATCATTTGGATGGGAATTTCATGTTGCAACAGACTTCGGCGGGTCACCGTTAGATTCAGTAACCTACATAAATGGTAATTCGCCTTTTGCAACTGGCGGAATTAATGGAGATGGATACGGTGCTGAAATTACTTTAGCGGCTATGGCAATAGCACCTGCGGCTGTTGTAGCTTCACCGTATTTCGTTCTGATGCGTGTTGCTAATAATGATACTGTTAGTAGAACTTTCTGGATAGATCGTGCAGAAGTCTTTAGGTTAACTCCGGCTACAACTATTGCTTAATGTTTCATTTATTATCATTAGTTGTTGATAGTCCTAAAAACCTTTCAGACTACCTCAACACCGGCGGTATTATTGGCATATTAGCGTTCGTGATTTTATCAGGCACACGACGTTGGTGGGTCTTTGGCTGGCAATATAGGGAGCTAAAAGAACGCTATGATAAAGTCGAAGAGTCCAATGCCATGTGGATGCAAGTCGCATTACGAGGGGTCAATATCTCCGAGAAGATCGTTCAAAATACCCCAGTTAGTACGGATGATGGAAGTTAAAATGCTTAAGACTTGGCGTCATAAAAAGCAAGATAAGAAGTGGGAGGAAGAAAGTTTCCAAGCTAGATTGATAATGGAAAGAACTGCTCAACGAGAAATGAATGCACGTCTGCGGCTGGTTGAGTTACAATACAAAAACATGACGCGTCAATAGGAGCAAACACAGTAATGCAGGTAACAGAAACAATAAGCATACTAGAGATCGTGTGGACTACAGTAGCGATCTTTGGTTTTATGTTCATGCTCCTATTACTACAAAAGTCTAAACAAGACTTAGATTGGCTGGACGAGAGCCAAGGTAATGGTGAGCTTAGTCTTAGAAAGAATGTAGCAACCACAACCATGTTAATTTACGTTGGCGGAGTAGTTACTCAAGCCAGCTATTTAACGTTGGGTATCATTGCAATGACACAACCGAATAGTGCATTCAACTGGTTGAGGATATTAATTAACTCTGTTTTCATAGGTGGAAGCGTTGTAAGTAGTATGATTGCAGGGGCAATCTATACACGTAGGTCAAGACTGGTTAGATTGGTTGAAAAACGTTTAGCAGAAGGAGAGAACAATGACAGTACCGCAGGGGAACCCGCAACTACCATTGCCTGATGACGCTGATTTAGCGCACGATCAGCCACAGGGAGTAGATGCAGACGAAAGTGAAAACGAGGACTTTAACAATCGTTACGGTACTAAGGTAAACCATGACGCCTCCTAGCGTAGCTCTCGCACGTCCGATTTATCTCGGTACAAAAGGTCAAGATGTAGTTGCAGTTAAACGTGCATTGAGCCGCGCTGGTTACATGCAATGGGGAACGTTTACTGAAACGTGGGGAGACTACGCTAGGACGGCTAATCATAACTTCCAGAAGGATCACGGTATACCGTTAGCTGGTTACGGCCCAATAACTCATCATACATTGTTAGGTACGCATAAGGCGGGAAGCAAGACAGAATACGCTTACGACTCGCTTTCGATAACGATGATGAATCAGGAGTATGTTCTTCTCCATATATCTCCTGAAAACAGAATTCGTAGCCAGGGTATGCAAATGTGTTATTACCTCTACGAGCATAGTGGAGGGATTGCTTACAGTCAGGCTAGACCATCGTGGTTAGGACACTTAGGAGATACACCGCCTAATCATATGGATTGTTCTGGACTCGCAGGCGTAGCTCATTACGCTGGCGGTGCTAAGAATCCTAATATCGAAGCTGGCGTTAGACTACCTTGGAACGGTGAAGGATATACAGGTACTCTATTAGCTGGTGCTGCTAGAAGGGTTAGTTCGGTGGCAAGTCTTAAGCCATTAGACCTAATCTTCTACGGATTTACAACTAGGTCGAGTCCTGCATTCCCGTATGGTAGTCCTACACACGTCGCTGTTTACGATGGTCACGGCATGGTGTTCAGCATGGGCCATTATCCTATGGGACACTTTGTTTATAACTACGGTCAGTCGATTAACTGTTATGCCACCTACAATGTTGTCCCGTAAGGAGGATCATGGCTGCTGTACCTGTTCCAGTTACTTTACCGACTAAGACGCATGAGGTTTTGTACTCGGGATTAACGTCGTTTGCACGTACCTTTCTTATCACATTCTTGTCTTTTGGGGTTGGTATCTTAGGTGCGCCAAATAAGAATACAGCTATCTCTCTAGCTCTAGCTGCATTAGCAGCATCGTTAGCTGCCGGACTTAGAGTGATCCAAGTATTCTTCCCAATGATATCGTTTGCGAAGCTGTTACCGCAGCCTTGGGCTGCTTACTTAGACAGCATAGTAAGAACGTTTTTGGCTGTATTTGTGGCGACCGCTACGAACTGGCTAGGTTCTACACCTAACTGGTCAACCTGGCATTCTGCTTTAAATGCAGCTTTACTAGGTGCTGGCGCTGCTGTGATTCGCGCATTACAAGGCGCAGTTACGCCAACAGAGGTTCCGTTCGTTAATACGCCGCCTACTGTACCTACTACAGTAGTCGCAGCAGCACCGCCGGTTACACCTGCACCACCGGCAACACCTTAATTTAAAAAGACTCCGCTACTACTTCCCCTGGTAGCGGGGTGTTATAGCCCGTAGTCGCGTGTTTCTCTCCTCGCCGACTACGGGCTATAACTCTTTAAAAGAACGTAGGCGGAATAGTACGGCAACCGTAGATCGCTGCCGGACTACCACTAGCAGGCTTATAATCCGCGCCCAACTGTGGGTTAGCTTTAAAAACGTTACTAACCGCAACGCCAGCCATATTATCTTGAACAGCTTGGCGTCCGTCAGAGTTCCAAGCATAACCGTTACGAACTAAGTTAGCGGAATCGTTATGACTTGGATCAAACTCTTCGACGAGATAGCGACTTAGCTCTACATTGTTGACTCCAATAAAGTTTTCAACAATACAGTTAGTCGCACCTAAATCGCCAAATAGTACACCCTGCCCACAGCCTGACCAAGTGCAGTATTCTACGTGTGCGCTTTTGGCTGCTCTAAGCTGGAATGCTCTAGCAGCGCAATCATAGACAAGACAATCAATGTAATGTCCAGAGTAAGCTACATCGTAGAAACCGTGTTCTTGGTTATCATCGAATGCGGCAGTAGATGGAGTACCGATATTATGCACACGCATATTACGGAATTCTACACGATGGGATGAACCATACGTAGAATCATCAATAGTCTGCCAACCGATCTTAGTGTGTCCATTGATACAATCGAGGTCGTGGAACTTAATATCAGAACCGCCGATAACCCACGACTGATAATGTCCTGGTCCTTGCGGCTGTAAGTCCCTTAAACCACCGTTGTAGATTTCCCACCATACTGCACTACCCCGCATATCTAGTCTACCGTCAACAACCTTTCCGTTCAGATCAAGCTTAATTGGAGCGGCAGCAGTACCACCAAAGTTGATAGAACTATTGAGAGTACCACCGATATCCATTACAGCGTTATCACCGGGTTTAAGACTTACGAGGAAACTGTCTAAATTACCGCCAGTGAAGTGTTTGCGTGTATCAGTAGGTGGGGGAGTAGAAACTCTAAGTGACTCTAAGCTTACATATGCATTCCACCAATTAGTGTGAGACTTCGGGGGAGGCCATATGTTATTACAACCCTGCGTTGTCCCTTTAAGCTGCTTCTCGATATAGTCAATATCCGAGTTACTCATTTGTCGTATCCTAACTCTTTGGCCGTATTGACTAGGATATCGTACAATTGGTCGCTCATATCGAAACGTGCCTGATTGTGCTTTAAGCCTTCCATGAAGTCGTTACCCTTACCACGTTCGCTAGCAGCTTTCCAATCGCAGAACATTTCGATAACGTCCATCAGACTCATCCCATTTAAGCCGTTCTCGTAATATTCCGGGTGATGGGTATTGTTAGCGTAATGGTGGTCTATAATCGGACGAATAGCCCTGAGACTAGCTCTATACTCTTCTGAGCCGTAAGTCAGTCCTGCCAACTTAGGCGTAGCTTCGTCCCAACCAGCTTTCTCGGGATCAGCTAGTTTACTGTTATCATGCACAAGGCCGCGCCGAGTGAGGTTAATCTTAACTGCTGCTAACAACTCATCTACGCGATCAATGTGCTTGTTAGTTTCGACTGTGCTATCGTAGTCTCTTATTATATCGTCAGGTTCAATAGCCATATTCTTCCATCATTTTTCTCTCCCTTGCTGTCTTTGAACGTATGTAGCTAGTCCACACGATCCGCGCTCCTAGAATCTTTTTAGTCCGCACTCTGTGGTGCTTGTTGCAGTAAAAATACCTGTGCCCGTAGATACCGAACGCGGGTATCGAAATACCTATACTCATTAGGTAAGGCTTGAAGTTAGGCCGCTGACTCATAACCAAGTTCATTGTATTGGAATCCTGGGCCGAATTGAAACCAATGCAACAGATGACGTGCAGCGTCATTACTGTGCGGTCTACCTTCTTTGAAGATGTTGTCTGTTTTCAATCGTTTGTCAGTAAAGTAACCACCGATGACAGCAGGCATTTGTGCAACTAAAGGTTTAGCAGGGTCCATATACATTTGATGCCATAGATTCGTGACTCCGATTAACTCACGACTAAACAGTTCAAGTCCTGCTCTTGCTCTATTGCGGTATTCAAAACGTTCTGTAATTAGAAAGTCCGGTGTGTAATCTTCAAAGAATCCCCATAGTTCTAGGTGTGACCATTTCTCCTGCCCTGTCACTACAAGCATCTTACCCTCAAACGTAATTTGCCCAATTGCGTACCCTGTTGTAATTCCTGGGTCTAATGCAATTACGCGCATTATCGACATAGCCGAGGCTCTGAGAGGCACGGAGAACCGTACCTATTTTGACGCGAGGGATTGTCCCGATTTGCGCTCGCCTGGTCTGAGAGTATCGTAAGCGTAGCTCTAGGGGTATCCTCGCCCGACTTAACTCCGTCGTATGTACGACGATTTGGCGCTGTTAGCAGCATTCTCTATACCTTCGATTTAATAGGTTCATTAGAGGTATAACGTTGAAGAGTGATAGTCAGATTTTCGTGTTCTTCAAAACAACGAGTGATAGCGTAGTTCATAGGCACACGTGAATTACCGACTTCTAACACCTTATCATCAGTCTTGATCTCCCAATAGACCTTTTCGTAAACCCTATGTCTATGGTAGTTAAGCTTGTGACCCTTCTTCATAGTACAAGGGCCACCGGGCGCAGTTTCACCGCATAACTCAGTTGGCATCTATAGTCCTGTAGCTACTAGTACCATTCATTTCAATCCTAGTCTTAAGTTCATCGACTAGTTCCATTGTTGTAGCACAACCAAGATTAGGTGTGTTATCTATTTTCTCTACTTCATCTACGATAGCGTAAGCTAGCTTTTCATCCATAACAAGATGTTCTGTATCAGGATGACACCACCCTCTAGCTACTGCACCTACTAACTCTTTACGAATCATGCCGCAATCAACTCCATCTCGTAATCTTCCAAGGCTCCCCAATTAGGTCCGACCGATATATCCGCACTAAATGGTATATCATCGGAATCCCAACCTAGTTGCTTAATCGGTTGTAATGCCATATTCTCAGTCATCAGCCTTGCGACTCTATCAACCTCCCCAATTGGTACGTCAGCCACGATACTATCATGCACGGTAGCCACAACACGAACGCCAGAATCGACAAGATCGCATAGACTACTAATAGTAAGCCAAGCAGCAATGTTCTGAGGAAGAGCATTAACAGCCTCACGCTTAACATCGTTGATGTTGTCGTTCGTGATAAGGGAAAACCTCCGCTTGTGTCCAAAAGGTGATCGTATATACCCGTCTTTGATTGCTCGTCCTTGGAGGTCAATAGTCCACTCCCTTAATTCGGTGAATTCATCCCACCAACTATTGATATAGTTCTGGGCTTCTGTCTCATCCATATGATACATTTGTGCGAATGCTTTAGCACCTTGTCCATATGTCACACCGAAGTTAATGTTCTTCGACTTCACGTATTGTTCGTAGGTGTATTCTTCTCCATAGAACGCTGCTGCTCTTTCTTTATGCAGCGATCTACTAGAGTCCCTATAGATAGCGAGTAGATTAGCGTCGCCAGATAGCTTAGCACAAGTGCGTAGCTCAGCTTGTGAGTAATCCGCGCTAACGATAACACACCCATCAGAAGCAGTAAAGAGAGTACGAATACCTGGAATTTCAGCATAACCCTCTCTGGCGATATTTTGTAGATTAGGGTCATTACTACTAGAACGGCCAGAGACGGTTCCACAAGGATTAAAACGACAGTAGAGTTTGCCATCACGCTTTGTCCTTATCGCTAGACCTTCGAGATAGTTCCCACGAAGTTTAATGATCTTCGCGTATTGTGCATGTGCTTCCGCGAATCGCAGTAACTTCTCTTTGTGTCCTATCTTACAAGTTGTACGACCCTCAAGTATCTCTTCACGTATCTCTTTGCCTGTAGATCGTGCAAACTTCTTCTTACCCATATCACGCAGCTTATGCTTAAGCCCATTGTCGTCGTAATACACCACAGAGAGTTGCTTAGGTGAATTAGGATTAAGCAGCGCATGACCACTTACTTCGCGTAAGTGATTTGTTAGGTTAATCGTCGCCGGTATTGCTGCACGATCATTGATGTTACATGCTTCCTCAATGTCGTAGTTAAAGCCATTAAGCTCTACAGTCGTAAACCTTTCACTGGCGTAGAGCAAACGTTCGTAGAGTGTTCTAACCTCGCCGCCTCTATCGGTGTCCAGTTTGGGATCAAGAAGATCATAAAGCTGAACTGTTCCGGCTGTGTCCCAACCGTTGTATTTGTAGAGTTCACGTTCACTACTTATCTTTTCCTGTGGGGTTTTTCCAAAGAACTCCCCGGTTTTCTTAAATGATTTAACTGATGCTGGCTCATAGTCGGGCCATGCAAAACGTGTACTGAGTAGATACTCTAAGGAATGATACCCAGGTCTTTCATCCAAAGCGTAGGACTGTAAGAATGTATCTTCATCAACTCGTCCACCGATTCCCGACAATCGAAGTACCTTGGTGTCAGCTTTACCGTTGTGCCAAACGAATCGGATATCAGTTCGCTCATAAAAAGATTTGAGCAATCCTCTGGATTCAGTTCCCTCAGCAATTCCTTCTCTACCGAAGACAACAGACTTACGACCGTCTTTAGAAAATCCTGCACACGTAATCTCGTTATTGGTAGATCGCCACTCAAGGTCGGAACCGATAAGATCAAACTCGGTATTGTTCCATCTTTCAAGAACAGCTGATACTCTAGCTGGGTCATTTATAATCTCCACATCAGGAAATACTGCTGGCGGTGGTGGATCAAAAGCACGTCTAAAGTCATCCACCATATCCGGGTAACTGTCTGCATCACGTATTACAAGCGCGGGATTTGTTGTTGCGATAACTCGTTGTCTAATTCCCGACACAGAAGATCGGTAATGTACATACGGTCTTGCAGAAGATACTGCTCTATACTTGGTGAGTCGAGTAATTGCTTCAACCCCTGCTGCGAGTACAAGTTCACAATTTGCGATTTCCGATTCCAAGCGAGCCGAACACGCTTGTATCGCCTCAGTAGGTGGATCATCAGTCTGGCAGAGTACCACATTTGTAGTAATGACTTCATTTCGCTCCACTCCATAGAGAGCTAGTAAATGCTCTAGAACAGGTTTCGTACCATTAGGGTTAGCAAATGGTTTGCCAGCCATTGCATCGTACTTACCGGGCGATCTACTTACGAAAGCTATCCTACTCTCTGGATTGCCATTAGTGGGCGCACATTTAGCCCCCTGCAAAGGGCATTTTTCACACTCAGCTAGGGGATGCTTACGTTCTATAGTATTTCTCCGTGAGGACCAAGCAACCTCTTATCTGGAGTTGCGATCTTCTGCTTGATAAACGCAGCCTTAACAGCATCTTCGTTGTTAGCACGCATTTCCTGCATTGCTTCAAGCTTATTAGCGCGGAACTTTTCATCAAGTTCGTCAAGAGTACAGATACCAGCTTCAATGAGAAACTCCTGCATAGTAGCTAGACGGATTCTCTCATCAAAAATGTTAACCTGGATACCATTCACTTGACCTGCAATACACGTAGGAACTCCGTGAAATGACATACCAATACGTGCCCAAGCTCTAGCCTCATTCATTAGCAGAACTTCGGATTCACCAGGCATCCAAGAGTCACAAGACTCATCACAGTATGGAGCATGTGTTACATCTTGGCTACACGCGAAAACTACTGGACGATCAGTTTCACTCCACTTAATGTCAGCAGGAATATTACTGTCGCTATTCCCATTACTGTTCTTAAACGTACCAGGCACCTTCGACATTAGAATTCCACCGCCTTTATCAAGAGTCCACGACCTTTCTTAGTAATCTCAGCAAGTCCTCTGTCTGCGAGAGTATCGCGTACCTCACGCATCTCTTTAGAGGACATATGGAACCGTTGCATTAACTGAGATTGTGTCACACCTTCGGTATGCGAACGGATAAACTCAAGAGTACGATCAAGCGTTTTCTCAGAAGAAGATTTACCCGCCGCAGTTACTAAGTCAAGTGAGTATTGACCCCACTTCTGAATGTAATACGCTGCTTGCTTTAGATCATCAATATCAACTTCCAACGTATTAGCATCTGTGGCGGGTTTGCGAGAGGCTGCGATCAACATACTCATCTTTAACATCGTGAAGGCCATACGAGATAACGTAGGTAGCGCAACAGTCTGCCAGGGTGATTCAAAAGCGACAAGTTGCATCTGTTCTTCTTTGTCTCCGAAGAAATCCCATGCCTCGTTAGTTAAATGAGCTTCGACGACACCATCTATATAAGTTTTTTGCGTACCAATCGTGATAGGAACCTGTACTGAGTACCGTTCCTTTAAGTCAGCTAATCGTGTAACGAGATCATCCTTCTTACTCGATGATATACTGGTCGGAGGTCCTGTCCTTCTAATGCGGCTGATATCGTTTTCACTCGATACAATGATAAACCGCGGGAGAAAACCAGATAGTATGTAATCGTCATTGATAAGGTTATAAACTTTGTCTCTAATCCCTCCGCCAAAGAATATGAAGTAAGGTTCTGTGACAGTAATTGTTTCTTTTCTAAGGAGTCTCGATAATACTTTCGGTACGTCGTACAACTGAGTAAGTGTTTCGGGAAAACCGGCGAGATAATCCTTTCTGTTGATACTGTCAAAGAAACCGGAGACTTCATCCTTGTAAAATATCGAAACACGTTTCGGCCTTCCACTTAGTCCCGACAGTAATCCTTCCGCACTACCGTCTGTAGCTAAAATCAACTCGGGGTCTAAGTCAGTAATCAAGTCTGTAGCCATACGCATTGAAGTCGTCTTACGAGATAGCGTAGACTCTCCTAATACAAGCGCCCACAGGTTAGGACGAAAGTTGTCGTCATAAGGCAGTTTGAGATTAAGCCCGTTACTGATGCAAGCCGAAAGAGCGATGAAGCAGCTAACTTCGTGATACTGTTCTGGCGCGTCAGTAGCAATCTTCGCCCATTCCTTGTATTCAGCTACAAAAGAATCTTCGTCTACTTCATCTGGATCAACAAGCTGTGGCATACGTAACTTGTGAGTCGTGTTAGATGCATTGAATGATGCCTGCTTTAATTTAGCCTTCTGTACCTCCTTCCACATATAGTCGATTGGTCTGTTATCGCGTGCATACTTGTTACACTTTGAATTGACACCTACTACGAAAGTCTCTTCATCCGTCATACCCATCTCAATGCAAATGTTGAGCAATCTCCATAACCTACCAGACCAATCGTCTGTCTCATGCGGCTCTGTCTCAAATAAGGTCTTAAAGACTTTACCGTTACTGCTCGTTGGATCGCTTATCTCACGCTTGTATGAGTAGAGGACGTGCTCTATTTCTGGCAATTCTTCCGGTAATTCCTCTACTACGATAGAGCCATTAGTAGGAGCAATAGGCTCAGGAAGCGCATTGAAGTAATCTGCATCCTGGTGAGTACCGAGAATACGCAACAACTTGACTGGCGCAGGTTCTTCATACTTAAAGTTCTGAGTGAACGGAACACGGAGCAACTGCTCTAAGTCCCAACCACTCTTATCTGCACCAATATGGTACGCTAGTTTACGTGAATAGTCCTGTGCTATGTCTGGTGGAATAGCGTCCTTAAGTTGCCAGATAGCCTGGTAACGTGCAGGACTTGATTCGATGATTATCGACGGTATTGGCTCTAACTCAAAAGGTACAACAAAGTCTAAGTCTGACCAGATAATTGTACCAGCTACCGCGTAGTCGCGTTTACGCTCTGGTCTATCGAACAACGTGACTCCGAACCAGACGTTATACTTAGGTGCTTGTTCTTCGATAAAATGTCCGAGTTCCATGCGTTGACTAGGCCAACTAAACCAGTGTTGTTTGAACATGGATTTAGAGGCATTACCCGTAGCAATACAAAGTTGACCCTTCTCGCCACCGAAAAGAAAGTCGAAGAATTGTAATCTCAGAGTAAGCGTGCTGCTACTTGTAGCGGACATCAATCCAATCTAATGGACCTGCGGTGGACTCTATGTATAATTCATAATCTTCGTTGAAACAAGTATCACACCAACCGAAGTTGATGACATATTCATTCCAATCAATCGACGAATTACATTTGCTGCAATTCGTTCTTACTGTTTCCATAATGCCGGTGGTCGGACTCGAACCGACAAGACCTTACGGTCGGCAAGTTTTAAGCCTGCTGTGTATACCAATTCCACCACACCGGCAACCTTTTAATTACTCAGACCAACTACCAGTTCCACCCATAATTCCGTTAGTAGTAGAGACAGAACCAGCTTCAAAATTACCGAGCAGATTGGAGTCGCTATCGAAGAAGAGGACACTAGTATATACAGAGGTCATGTTGCACTCAAAGCTCACAGTGTTAGCCAAGAGGCTATCAAGATCATCTGTGTAAACGTCGCCGATTAATGCTCCACCACCAGGAGTTGAAACACCACCACCTGATCCATTAAACGAATCTTCGGTGTCGTCAATATCAACCTGAACCTGGAAGTAGAAGATCATGCTTACAACCGCACCATGAGCCGGATAGCTCTCTGTATCGTCTGCTGTAAGCTGAGCTACAATTTCATCCAGCTTATCATCTTCAAGTTTATTCTTGAAATGCTTGACGAAATCATCTGCAACTGCTGATCCATGCTCTGTCAAGATGTTCCTTCTTTAGAAGGGATATAATGGTAGTTAACCTACCTGAGTAGTCTAGAACTACTACAACCATCCGCCTCTTTCGGACTCAAGTTTCCGCCCTGTACTAAGGCTTACGTCTACATGAAATCCCGACTCGGTTAACTACCATACCGTAATTGCTGCCCCAACAATTACCTAGTTAGGCCCAGGGGTGTGTCCTATCCCTAACCGCCCCACTTACTACTTACGACGCTAGATTAACTCTAACGAAGTTGTGCGGGAACGGACGAATACGCAATCCGTTCATCGGATTAGGCTTAACCCTTAAGCCATTCATCGGATGAGGAACTACGCGAAGCCCGTTCATGGGATTAGGCTTAACTGCTAACGCTGCCGTAGCAAACAACATTGCGCTAACAGCAACCAGAACAACGAGAACTACTAATCTCGTCATCTTTACTCCCTCCCTGCTTAGTTAGAGAACTCCATCGCTACCAAGAGCCGCACCAACAGTACCGCGAGGCTTGATAGACGTGATTTCGTTCTGTGCTGCATAATCGCCCTTTGCAGGACGAATCTTAACATTGACCTTAACTTCCTTACCGAGCCAATCACTCGGATCGGGAGTAAACGAACCAGACATAATCTCTGACTGATCGTATCCCATTGCAACGAGGAAGTTAACGAAGATGCCAAGCGACTTCTTCCGCTTCTCCGCATCATACGTTGTAGGCGGAATGTAGAACCGCTTGAACAAGACACGGTTATCGTACTTTCCACCATCTACACGAAACTGAATGTTCCATCCCGGAGTACCAGGAGGCAACTTACCATCCTCTTTGTCCTCGGGGATTTCAACAGCAGTTACATCGTGAATGTGTACGTCGTATGCAGCAGGCGGAAGAGGCTCAAAGTCACCGGCGCTTGTATCAGCGTCAGCGAGATTAAGTGTTCCAAGGTCCTCGATTCCCATATGAGTATAGCTCCTTATGGTTTAACTGTAGGTGTAGATACGGCTGCTTCCAGTTCGGAAGAGATAGTGCGATCAATTGTCGCACCTGCCTTGAAGATAATGTCCCATATCTCAGGGATAGTGGGATTATCTAAGGTTGCGGGTAGAGCCTTAGTTCTATCCTTAGCCATCACCCTCTCTGTCTTTGCAAATTGCATTGTCCTTACGGTTTCCCCATTCTTAGTAATGGGCCGTAAGTACCCTACAATGTCGAAGAAGCCAGGAACCTGTCCACCTAATTGTCCCGGTAACATTGGCCCGATAGTTACTATACCAGTTCTATCGTCTTTCTTCTCCGTCATCAAAGTTGTAACGACAACGTGACACGGTAAGTCTTTAAGATAGCGCAAGACTTCTTTAACCCTGCTGCCTGACTTACCCCATTCTCTAGGACTAGGAACATAAAGGTCTGTTGTCTCTGGCTTCTTGTTGAATTGATCTTGCATCACTTCTGTCATATCAATCTCTCTAAGTTCAGTCAGAGAATCCAAACCAAAGAGTTTGTAATATTTCGGGTTCTTGTGCAGAATGTCTGCAATCTCCTGAACGCTGCCTTCGCCTAACATCTTGCGTGACTGTTTAACGTCAATCTGAGGTTTATCGTTCAGTACCGTACTACCACCTTCAATGTCCAGCAAAAACGCAGGATGAGTTAATGGGCTATCCTGTGCTGTGCCAATGAACGTAGTCTTACCTGACCCACTTTCACCGAATACAAGCATCTTAAGAAACTCAATTTTCTCAGGGGATTGAACGCCTAATTGATCGCGTAGCGATTGCCCTAAGACCGGAATACTACCATTTGTACTCACGCTAACTCTAGAGTGACAACAACGTGAGTGCCATCATACTGGCAATTAGAAACAACGAGTTCTTTAATCTGCGGCGTATCAACGTCTAACATGAACAATACTTTATCTACGCCGTGTGTTTCGATCTGTGCAACCAACTCTTCGATATGCCCATCTTGGTCCATAATGACTCCTTATGATGTAAGATAGAAAAGAATTCTTCCCACGTTAATCCACATTTGCAAGTAGCAGTATGAGGTTCAAATACATGTTTATGGAATAACATTATGGGCCTCCTTGGAATCGAACCAAGAACCATCGTGTTATGAGCACGCCGCTCTAACCATTGAGCTAGAGGCCCGACCATCTTACTTACGTACTCTTAAACCAGCAGTACGTCTGTTACGCATTACGGACTTGTAACAGTTGCGCTAGGATCAGCAGGCTCAGGAGGACTACCATCAGCGGCAGGCGCAGGAGCCTCAACAGGCGGTGCAGGTGCAGCAGCAGGTGTAAGTGTAACTTCGCCACTAACTGCCTCAGAAGCAACAACAGTAAGTGTGGCCTGAGCGTGAATATCCACGCCGTCATCATTGTGTGCATCGACACCGATAATCGTTGCACCCGTAGTACCAGTCTTAGCGACTGTAGCAGACAGTCCATCTGCACTTGCACTTACGGTAGCAACGCTCTCGTCACTACTAGTCCAGACAGGAGTATCAGCCGGGGAAGTAGCGTTATTATCTGCATCGACGAATCCGACTGTGGCGCTCGGATCGCCGTCGGTGTCCTTAAGCGTAATATCAGCCATGTAACTGTTTCCTCCTGTTAGAAATACGTATGAGAATACTGCTTTGCCTGGTACAAACCCTAGTAACTTTAGGGCATCTTCAATTTTCTTTGTCGTAATAATGACCTGCGTTTTCCACCCCCTCTATAGTTCCCCTTCAAGCTTTGGTTTAGGATCAAGTATCTCACTAAGCTTTAGAATTGCATGAGTGCTGCACAGTGGCATTCCTAGTATCTTGATGTAAGTAGGACTACCACATCGTCTGGAAGTGCATCGCATTTCGTCGTCAACCCATGTAACGTGCTTAGTGTTTCTACTGTTCTTGTGTGGATAACCTGATCCTATAATCTCTGTCGCGCGTCTTGTATCTTTCTTTTCACCTAGTAATGCCTTGACCTCTTCTTGTGTGAGGCCCATTATCTATCGAAGTTCGGTTGGAATCCTGCCTCCAACGTAGCAACATAATCGCTACCATCCTCTGCCTGCAAGCAAGCAGTACGAAAAATGCAGTTGAGACAGTTGTACTCTTTGCGAGGATTAGGATACGGAACAGGATCGCCCAACATATCGAGAGATTCAAAGTAAAGCCTGATACGTGCATTGATCCGCTGAGAGTTATTACGCCACATAGGTTTGGTATTGATGAACCTCGTATTCTCTGATTCAATCAACCATTCGTAATAGCTCTGCATCTTTGGGTCTTTGTCAAAGATGATCCTAATGCCTAGTTTGTCGATCGCCTCGGCAAACATCTTGGCTGTAGTTGTTTCGCTCTGCCTGTTGATAGAGGGCATACCCTTTGACGTAATTGTCGGCGGCTTAGGGTATCCTTTAAGCAGGGCTTGATAATCAATGAATTCAAGCTTCTTATATGGTAGGTCATGGATTACGGCCTCAACCTCTCCTAGAGTAAGATAAGTGGTACACTGTTCATCTAGGTCTAGATGACGGAAATAGTCCTCACCAATTACACTAGCCGTCTTGTAATCTCTAATGCCGTAGCGACCACTATCACGATCCTGAATGATGATATCCATACGACCGCGAGCGTGACACTGTTTTTCGATGACGTAGTTACCTTCACCATCATCGAAACCTTCTTGCATTAGATTACCGAATGCATTTTCTGCTACTGTATTCGGTGTCCAACCATCCGGCATTTCCCGCTTATCAACCATCATCAGCGGGAAACCATCTTTGTCTAGAATAGGAACACTAAAGTCATGCTCGGTTGCAATGACTGTAAAGTTGTCATTGGCCTCAGCATAATCTTTGTAGTAACGCATCATGCCCTGACCTAGATCAAGTAGTTCCATGAAATGATCGTAGTCGGGATTCGGCAATAGTTCGTCTAGACCTTGTATGAACCATGCATCGTGCTCATGGCTATACTGTGGTTCTCTATCACCGTAGTCTTTCACTTCATCGTTACTAACGAGTCCACCATTCCACTGTGTATTAAACCAAGTCTCCCATGCAATTACCGGGTCCTCACGCAAAGGACTGTAATACTTCTGTAGCGCATAATGGATTCCCGTACCATACCACAGTGGTTCTCTAATCCCTTGTACTCTAGTGATGGGAATGAGATTAAGACGTGAAGGACTTGACCAAGCCCATTTACGTCTGCACTCTTTAAACGTTCCACGATCACTAGCGTGAACAGGAATGATATCCCACTTACTAGGATTGTGTATGTCTGGAAGTGTAGCTGCGAAGTCAACTGACATAATTACCCCGTTGTAGATGCAAACTTGGCTGGACACTCAAGAGTAATAGCAGCAGCCGTTACTCTAGTTCCGCAAAGAGAGCAATAGTGTGCGTCAACATTGAGTACGTGACTAAAATGTTTTGTTAGTTTCTTACGTCCCATTACTGCTCCTTCGAGTTACAATACTCTCTTGCTTTTTCCTCACCATTAACGAAGTGCAATTCACTTACTAAACAACTATCTGCACTACCATCGAAGAACTGAACAATCATTTCACCTAGACCGTGTGGATTCCAACTTACAGCTACACCAATAGGCGTACCGTCGTCTTTAGCAACTAGTGTAGGACTATCTGCTTTCTTGTGCCAGATAGTAAACCTACCACAGTCAGGACACGGCTGTTGGTAGTAGCCATTACTATCCATACGTTCTGCCCAATCGTGCCACGCACCGTAGCTATCAGGCTCTAGGTAATAACCGTCGCCTTTCCTACCGCAATGCTTACAACCTTTACTGTGTAGTGCGGGCATCTTTTTCATTCTTCCTTCGTTTACGCTGGTTGCGTCTATCAACACAAATCTCACAACCATCTGTATAATTATCTTGCGGAGTACCACAACCACTACATACAGCGCCATTGCTATCTCTACGAGTAATGCGCCAACGAGCTAACTCATTGATAGAACGTTCGTTCTTCCTTCGCATACTAATCAGTTCAAGTAGAACTTTCTTGAACTTCGCTTTTTGCACGAACCTAGTCTTACCAGTAAGTACACTCGTCAGCGCATTGTAACTTAGTCCACTACGATTGGCAAGTTCTAGTAAACCAATTCGGTTAACTGCCTCAGCGTAGTAATGCCTTACATCAGAAGCACGGACATAACCATGTTCAGAACCGGGGTTAGCTAACCTAGACCAGTTCTGACATAATCGGCATCTGGATAACAACTCACCTTCTCTATGACCTCCACCATTACTTTTGCGTACATGATAGTATTTATCAGTAGCAGGTAGATAAGTGGGTTCATCGTGAGCAGGTCCAGTACACCGTTTATGCCATGTACCGTCAACAATCTTATAAACTCCCGATGCAACTTGCCATTCGCTAGGCACTCTATTCGTCGTGGAAAATCTCTCTGAACCAACCGTTCTTAACTTGATTGACCCGTTCGATATAGTTGTCTACAGTGTTCTTAGCATTGATGTTGATTACCACTGGAACACTGATCTGACCAGGCCGACGGATACGACCGATACCCTGGTTATTATCCTTCGGACTCCACGACCGATCTAGGAACACTAGATGATGAGCCGGAGTTAGGTTGATTGACTCTCCACCTAGCTGTAGTGTACTCATAAAGATACGATTCTCCATCTTCGGAAACTCAACAAACCACTTTTCGTATCTTTCGCTGTCACTGTCATGCTGATCCATATGGATATACTTGTACTCCATATCAGTACCAGCAGCAGTTTGATTGTGTTTGTTGAGTCTAGCCTTAAGAAGATCGAGTGGGTCCTTAAAGCAACTAAATACAACCAGTGGTTCTTTCCGTTCTTCGTCCCACTGTAGTCCTTCAAGAACTTCCATTACTGCATCCAACTTACTAGACGGTTCACGAAGCTTAATCTTCTGAACACGCCTATCTAGAACTTCGTCGAAGTAATCCTCAGTAACCTCAGGAGTACCGACACAAATCTGCCTTAGACGCTGCAACAGACTTAGTACGTTTGCAGAGTAAAGAGCAGTACCGTTCTGGTCGAGAGTTTGTAGTTCACCCTTAATCTCATTATACATCTTACGCTGAGTTGGGTTAAGATCAACCACAATCGGCTGAAATACAACCTTCTCGATACCAGGGTGAGTCTGGTCAAGTGTTCGTCTAACTCCTATGTTACGAACAAGAGCCTTAAACTCTTCCTTATTCTCAGGCTTGACGCCTACGACCTTTGCATAACCTTCGCCATTGTCGATTTCACAATACTTAGCGTGAAAGTCCCAGAACGAAGTGTACGTCTTAGGATCAAGCCAGTTCAACAGTGACCAGATTTCGTTAGGCCGGTTAATGAATCCAGTACCCGTACTACCGTGTCGTCCAACTCTGGTCTTAATCTTCTTGATGTTGACAGTCCATCTAGAATCCTTATCCTTCATCCGGTGGAACTCGTCTGTCCACACAAAGTCCCAAACGTGGTCAGCGATGTAGTCTGCCTGCTTCCACTCTTTCAAAAGGAACTTACCAGTAACAGGATCTTTAATGGGCCTGCCGTTATCGTCCTCTTTAAACTGGCCCCTACCAGCACTAGAGAACACGTTGTAATGCGTGACGCAAATGGTAGGCATACCAAACTCTTTAGGACAATTCTTAATCCCTGGGAGTTTCATTTCCTTACCATTAATGAACACTGAGATAGCCTGCGTTTCAATATTCATAAACGTCCAGCCCTGGAAGATTTCAGGAACAGCCTCAAAGAATGTACCCTTACCACTCTTGTTAGTAATGATAAGAATGGAAGGGAACTTACCCTCTTCGATTAGTCCTGCTTCCTGCGCTTCTTTAATCTTCTTGTCGATGAACCACAAGCCTGTGGAGGTTTTATAACAACCCATCTCCGACCAGTTTGCAGTACCAGCATTCTTACTGCCTGAGTCAATCTGCTTGTTATGTCGATTGCTCAACTTGTGAACATCTACAATCTGCCAAGTCTCCTTGACAAACTTACCTGTAGGTTTAGGTTGAGGTAGAGCTGCCATTGTTATTGTCCGTTTCTGTGAATGTCAAGTTAATCAGGTAAAGCTTCTTCTCTCGCTTAACACAGATAACCTTACCCACTAGATCAAGATAGAGAACTGCTGCCATAGCAGTTTCTCTTGTCTTAATCTCAGTTTCTTCACGGCCTGGAATACTCTCATTCCAGAAGTCCATGATAATGTTTCTAACTTGTTTTTGTGATAGGCTTGGCACCGTGTACTGCCCTTTCTAAAGCGTCGTCGTCTGAAAGATTATTACGTTTCCTGTAGTTATAGTAGCGTACCGCTGCTCTGCGGCATTCGTCTCGCTTACTACAGAAAATCGTTCGACCCTTTGTGCCCTGCTTTATCTTGTCGCCGCACATAGCACATCTGGGTCTATTGTCGTCACCTACTTTAAGTATTGCTTCCATCGAACTTACTTTGTAATGTACCATCACCCTTTCTATTGAATCAGCGTTACGTTCTAACCATTGAACTCTCCTGCACGTAATACAAATCCTACGAGAGTTCTGGTAAGGAATAAAATCATTACCACAACGCTCACAAGGTATGTACTCACCGATTACACTAGGACTACAAGAGAAGCAAAAGCCGGTGACGGGGTTAAGTCGATCAACCCCGTCACCGCACGATGGACACCATTCGTCATACTTTAATTTTTGTGCTATGCCCATTCGTAGTTGCTTTTGCAGCTAACACCTTTGCTTGTAATGATTCTGACGTTGGGGAAGATAATCGTCGTTCGCTAAATCTGTCGTAATCTTTCTTGAATGAAGCATTCACTCTTTCGATTAGTTGAGCGTGTTGATTACCCTCATGCCCACCTTCGCAAGAACAACCAGAACCTTCACTCTTACGGTCGTCACCCAATTAGTACCTCGCTCCACAGACAGGCCAGTTACTTAAACTCAAGTGACTAGCAATTGCGATCTGTTGCATTTCAGTTGCGTGGTCTGCTCTATCTGCATAACGTCCACCACCAGAGTTAATCCAAGTAGTGTACGTAAACTGCAAACCACCGTAGAAATTATTACCTGTGTTATCTTGCCAATTATTACCAGACTCACAACTAGCTACCTGCTCCCAACAAGAAATACATGCACCACCCAACATAGATCGCTGCTGCAACTCCGACTGCAAATGCAACGATTGCTGTAATTCTCGCAGGGTCCATCTTAGTTGTGCTCTGTGCCATTTGACTACCTTTACATCGTGAAACTTACTGGTACGAATTACCCATTGATCGTGACGGATAATCCTATGCTGCCACTTAATCACCACAGGAAGGACAAAATGCTTATGAGGCATCATAATCCTAGTGTGATGTACTTGCTTGTGACTAGCGGGGTCTAATTTACCTTGCGCTGTTTGTCCTAGAGATAGTGCTAGTAAACAACTAGCCACTATGGTAGTTAGTGTCAGCTTGGAGTAAATTGCGCCTGCTCCTTGTTAGATTACATTTCCTCTACTTTACTAGTAGGTATGTTGCCGGTAAGTGTTTACCACATGGGGAGAGATGGGAGCAGTAAACTCCTTACCGGCAACTTTATGAACTACGGTAGTCTAGTCCCTGGGGAAAAACTTTAAGTCCCTGTAACTAGATACGTGTCATTCGATATTCGTGACGTATCGAAAGCCCAACACGTTCGCCTTACACGCGCTATAGTTCTACCGTAGTTCAATGAGTTAGTAGGTTCAGGCTGAGGTAATCGGCCGATACCCCCACTTGTGTCGTTGCATTGCGAATGGCGACACCTTCCTACTAACTCATTCAACTACGAATATGAACTACCCCTGCGAATGTAGTCATCCTATTGAGTTACAATTAACAGGGGTAGTTCAGTAGTGCAGTTAGGCCGTCGGCCATGACACCTAACTGCACTACCCAACTACGCCTGCTATTTGCGGTTCTTCTTCCTAGACGCTTTAGCTTTCTTACTTGCAGCCTGCCGCTTTTTGTATCTAAGTGAGAACGAACGGCTGTTGTGGCCGTCTATACCGCCATGTTTACGCATTAGGTAATAGAACGAAAAGAGGCCAGTAAGTGCGGAGAACGGAACGACGACAGTTCTGCTCTAAACACACTTACTGGCCTTATTGATGGGCGCGCGCAGCACATCACGGTTAAGCCTAGCACAGATCAGGGAAAATGTCAACCCCCTCGGCAAATATATTTAGCGCGCTAATCTCTTTAAGCGAACAAGAGGGCGATAACGATATAAGCCGCTACTAGGATTGTGGTGCAAACCAAGATAGCATTCCAAAGAGCTTTCATCGTGGTTACACGCGCTCAGCAACTTTTTGAACTAAGAGCCAGCGCCAGCCACGATCCGCAATGTAATGAGGAACGTAACCGGCTTCTATAAGAGAATTAATGTAATCCTCTCCATGCAGTTCATACTGCTCTGCTATGAAGTCGTATTCACCCATCATTACGTACTCCTTTTCGTACTATGAGGTTATCCTCATAATGATAATGTAGACCTAGGATTTCGAGTCAGCGAGGAAACGCCTTCCCTATCTACATTATCATTATGAGGGGTAGTTGCCTACCCCCCATAACGACCTACCAGTGTAGTTACTTAACTAGACGGTAGGTAGCAATACTACGCCTCGCTGGTATCAGTCTCAGTCTCGTCAACCGATTCAGCGTCAACACCCTCAACAAGCGAAGTGTTGATAAGGAACACGCGCTCGTCCGGTGTGTCCTTAGTACCGATGTTCTTCTTAATCACCTTAATCGTCGGACCCCACTCACGAACCAACGAACCTTCCTTCGTCTGCTTCTTTTTCGCGTTATTGAGGCCGGTGTAGACATTAGTAGCATCCTTACCACTAAGCTGACCACCCAAGTCAACCTCAATACCAACTTCCTGCGAATTGTAGAAGTCGTCCAGAACCACGTCATAGTCGCCGCGAGTACGAGTCTCACTAAGCATCTTAGTGATCTCACTCATATCCAGTGTGCGACCTGCATTACGTCCAGTAGTCTCGGTGGAACTCATTTGATGTTCTCTCCTTGGTATTGTTGTACTATTGGCTGTACGTCACTTACAAACTTATTGAATCTAGCAACGAAGTCGTCGTGTTGCTTCTGAATCTCAACTAATGCTTGGACAATATCAAGACCTCCTAGTCGTTTGTCCATGTCGTCCAACCGTGCTCGGAGTATAGCAGACTCGTCGCGGTGTGTCAACCCCTGCCGCGAAATTATTTCGTCCTGCCACACGTCCATAGTCGGTGGATTGAATAAAATGATTACAGTAGGTAAGCTACCTCTGCCTTGTTCAACTTGTTCAATGCACCCCAATGCGCGTAATTGATTCATCACCCGCTTATATACACCGTCAGGGATGCTAACTTCTTTAGTCGCGTGAGTGAGCCTACCGCGCCACACAAGCAACCTTGAGTCGTCAACCTCTTCGTAAATTGCATTGTCCTCAAACAGCGAATAGAGTGCTGCACAATAACTCTGCAACTTCGGTTGACGTAACTCTGTGTCCTTACTAGGATTCGACAACTCTTTCTTCCTCTGGAATAGCATTATAGCCTGAGATAAAGCAATACCTACAAATGTACTTGCCTTTCACTTCTGCTACAATGTTCGTTCCGTTGTCTGTCTTAGGTCTAGGATCACAACAATCAGGGTTTTGACAACCGTTCTCTCTGATATGATGACTAAGTTTGAACCAGACCTGTATCTCTCTTACTTCCGTAGGATCAGCTTTAGTTCTACCGCCTCCCCCACGTCTCGGTTTATTTGAATCTTCGAGAAGTAATGCTTTGGCTTGCTGCGGCGTTAGTGGCATTATTTATCGAACTGCTCCTTCCAAACTGTGAAGGCTTCATCAGTCATAACAAAGTGATATTCACTACTACCGTAAATCTTGGTACGCTTAAGAATCTTTCTATCCCACAGTCTACGTAGGATAGAACGTATCTGACCTCTAGTAAAATGGTGATAGTCGTAGAAATCACCATCGTATAGGTTGTTAAGTCGTCCTGTCAGTTGGTTAACAGTCATCGTGTTCTCACTAAGAATCTTGCATACTTTCTGCTGATTAGCTGTCAATTGCATTCTTCACAGCCTCCGCATCACGAAGAGTCTTGAATGAAAAGTAACCCATCGGCACAAATCCACCTGTGGAGGGCTTGACACGAACATTGTCCTCGTTGTACTTAAGATCGAATCTCACTCCGTTACGAAACACAACATACGGAGAATCACTCTTAACTGCATTCGCTAGCCTAATCATGTTCTCTTCACCAGGCCAGTGTTTCGGTTCATCCTGCCTATTAGCTGATTGCCTAAGCAGGTTCTTTGCCATATCCTTACTAAGAACTTTGTGTTGCTCTGGCATTATTGCATCCACCATCCAATTAGTATTCCGAAACAGATGCCAGCAATGACACCAATAGTAAAGCCAAGACAGCCAGCCTTAAGCTCGCTAAAGAAAACGTCATCTGCGTGACTATCGTATTCACTCACTTATCTCCAACCATTCTTCGATGTATCTCCGAGTAAGAGATACGGAGTGGTCATTTACCGAACTAATCCACAGTCGGTTGATTCCTTTAGACTCAAGGCCCGCAATGATACGGTCTTTTGACTGTTGTTCTTTAACACGTACATCTTCTTCGCGTTGAGCAATTAGTTCCTTC